TGTGGGGGAGATTCTCCATGACATCCTTGGCGACCTGCTCTGCCGCTGCGGCGGAGATAATCGCCATGCCTTCCACCTTACCGGCAGGAACCTTGACTTCCAAGAGGAACTTGCTTTTCAGAAAAGCCTCAATGACCAACGGAGCGACCTTGATGACCTTCTCAAATTTACCATTCCGAAAAACCGTGAGAGAGTTTCCATGCTTGGGGTCATAGGATAGCTGGTCCCCCGGTCGCACATAGAACTTGTAACCCTCAAAGTTTATCGTACTATTTGCCACAAAACTCTTCATTTTTCACACCCCTGTTAATGGGTCAGATAGCGTACTCCTGCTTGATTTCCTTAATTTCCTTCCGATTCCCGGCGATGAACTTAATCAACCCCTCGGCATACTTGGTCTGCCGTTCGTCCCCGGAAAGGGCCTCATAATCAGCCTTGGTCTGAGTGATTTGTCGTTGCAGGTCGGCAACCCTCTTCTTTGCTTTTGCCAGTGCCGTTTCCTCCTCAACGCTGGGAACATGCAGGTAGGGGTCGTAATCGTTCACTCCCTCGAAACCATCAGGCAGAATGACGCAGGTTTCCAAGTCGGTGTCAAACTGTATCCTAAGATATTCACCGTCAATGAGGTAGCGGCCTACAAGCTCCTCAACCTTATCGTAAGAGAGCTTGTTTTGGCGGGCGAAAGAGTGAAGGTCAGACTCCAAGTTCTCATCATCCGGGCAGTAGAGTGAAACCACGAATCGGGGCATAGAGTTCTCCGTAGGATAATACTGAGTTTCGGAGAAAAGGTGGGCTAAAAAGAGAACGGCGAGGGTCTCGAAAGACCCCCGCCGTGGAGTTGGGCAATCAGAGGGCGATTAGTTCTCGCCGATGTTCTGACCGCTGATGAAGGACTCGAACCGACCATTGACGGTAAGCCGCTGCACGCCGGACGGGTTGAATACGAGGAACCCGAGGTTCTCGAAAATCGAGAAACCAATCTGGCGGAGGTCAGGACGGTCTGCCGACATAACGGTGAGCGGGATACGCTCCGGGATGACGCCGAGGAACTCAGCATCAGCGAGGATGTATACGCAGCCGTAGCCGACTTTACGGGACTGGAGGAGTGTAGCCCCCCACAGGTAGCCCATGACGCCGGTCTTGAGTAGCTTACGCTGCGTCTCACGGTCGATATTTTGCTGCGTCCATTTCAGTAAGTCCGTGTAATCACGGGGGTTAAAGAAACAGAACGCAACCGACAGGTCGTGCCGCTGTACCTGTCCGAATCCATCAGCCATGGAGTTGATGTCAATGGGAGCGCTGATGGCGATGTCCCCATTGTAGACCGGGTCAAACAGGCCCGAGCCTGCCTTGGCGGCGTTGTCGGCAGCCACTTGCGTGTTGGCTGCGGCGGCAACTGCGTCGAACAATCCGAAAACGTATCCGTCTTCGGCTGCGCCGACTTCTGCCTTGGCGAGGTTCAGAGAACGAGCGACCAAGTCGAACCGACGTTCCTTAATCTGGGTGATGGGAATCATCGGGTTGCTGACGATTTCAAAGGTCGGAACGGTGACCCGCTTGGGCTTGGTGACCCGAACGATGTCTCCGCCTTCCTCACCAACGACGAAGGCTTCAACAAACGACCCACCCGGTGTGCTGGACACCGTCTGTGCCATGATGTCAAATTCCTTGTCATAGATGGGGAGTGCGCCGTCCGGTAGCGTTTCGACCATGAGAGCCTTGCGAGCAATGCTCATATAGTCACGACGCCGACGAAGGGACGGTCCGAGGCTAGCGGCGAGCTTTTGGCGTCCGCCAGCGGTCTTGAGAAGCTGACCCAACATAGCAGTCTGCTGTTGGGTACGGGAAAGATTTGCCATTTGAATTACCTCTTTTTCCTGTTCCTTGCCTAATCGGTGGGGTAGCCTAAGCTACCTTCCAATTAGAGCAGACTTGCTACGCCCAGCCACGGCTCCTGAGTGCTGGGGACGTGAGTGCAGATGCCGACCGGGATGATGTTCGTGGCGGATGTATGGGCCTTGTCGGTATACAACCCAACATTCGCACTCCCAGCCGCAGGGCTGTGAGAACCGCAGTACACATAGTCACCGGCAACAAAAGTTACACCGGCCTGTGTGTCATACGACTCTTGGTTGATGTTACCTTGCCAGAGACCACGAACCACGGGAGCTTTCTTGCTGCCCGCAGGTCCGATAGCGCCGGAAAACTCGCCGGGACCGTTGAGCAGTGCAGCGAACGGCTTGTTACCTGCTGCCACTGTAGTGGTTGCATTGGAGGTATACTGCCTGTCACCGGGGTTGAACGGACCCGTTCCGATGATGCCCGCAGTCGCAGTCTCGATGCTGCCGAGAGTTGCGTCTACGTCACAGGGAACGATGACCGTCTCCACGTTGGAGGCATTCTGGGGGTTTCCTGCGATAGCCATGATGCGGCCTGCCAGATACCCTGCGTTAATCAGGGTGGTCTGGTCGGTTCCGGGGTCTCCAGTGAGGAGAACGTCCGGCGTAGCATTGACGCTATCGTTCTGACCGTAGTAGACTAATTTCAAACCCATAAGTTCTCCTTGATGAACTCATGAAGATTTAAGTCTCCATATAAGAAGTTTGGATTAGCCTGTATCCCCAATCCTCTGTCTAGGAGTAGACTTCGGGACTATAGGGACCAGACCACTTCTCATATATAGGGTAGGTAGTTCAAAAATGTATCTCTTGCGTTTGCCCATAAAAGCCTGCCCATAAAATAAAGACTATCCAAACCATAAGGGGAGAGATATGCACATCTACTTGGTAACGAATTTGGTCAACGGAAAACAGTATGTGGGTCAGACTACTCTTTCAGTAGAAGAACGGTGGAAGGAGCACCTCAAAAAAACCAAAGCCGGAAAAAGTAATCGTCTTTATTGTGCCATACGCAAGTATGGACCGGAGGCATTCGTAGCCGAGGGGGTGACTGAATGTGAAAATCAAGAACAGATGAATCGGCTTGAGAGTCTTTGGGTGGTTTTACTTAGAACCCATGACTACAAATACGGGTATAATATGACACTCGGGGGAGATGGGTGCTCCGGTATCGAAGAAGTAAAAGAGAAAATGAGAAAGGCAGTGAGTGAGGCAATGTCAGGTAGGCCATGTCCACAAGGAACAAGAGATTCAACTGGAAGAAGGTTCAAAGGGAAACCCAAACCCCTATCTCAACGCCAGAAGATGGCTGCTCACTGGAATACTGAAACTGAACAAGGTAGAAACCGTCGTAAAAAACAGGCGGGGGTCGCCCGCCAAGTTAACGCTATTGAGAATATTAAATTGAAAGACTATACATGCCCCACTTGCGGGCAGGAATTCAAACAAGTTACTAAAGGTGTCTATGGTGGACACCGCAAGGCTTGTTTATACTGGCATTCCCCCACAACTCAATAAGCGTCGGCGTCTACTGTACGGAAACAATCAATCCGCTTTGCATTTGAGGCGCACTTGCATATGTTACAGTCGGCGGAACAGCCGGGGATGAGCTTGTTGCTGTCACTAATGTTGACCAGTAAGAAGACCCGGTGTTGTTGTTGTAGTCCAAAGTTCCCGAGGTCGAAGAGTAAGCAACTTGGGTTTGGTTACTTTGACTGAACAGCAACTTGAAAATGTTGGAAACCCCGTTTGACATCAGCATTGGAGGAAAAGAAACGGTGTTACCGTTAACAACATATGAGCCACTGTAGGCCACTTGAATACCAGAAACCCCTGAAAACTCATATCCGGCGATGCCCGCAGGGTATGCATACGTCGCTTGGAAGGTCCAATTTACACCATCCCCGCTTTGGACTATCTTACACCACGCTGAAACGGGACTGTAGCTTGGAGTAAGAAGTCGGATAGCTCCCGATGGAATACTATTCCATGAATTTGGAGTTAATGCTATAAATAATAGGATATTTCCGACTGTCGGTGTGGAACCAAACGTCAATGTCAGATTTTGACCCCCACTACCGGGATTGATGGTAGCAAAAGCATCTTGCACTTGTGTAGGCCCAAGAAGACCCGGCCCTGTGTAGCCGGTAAACCCGGTGTACCCGCTTGGCCCGGTGTAGCCCGTGTATCCGGTAGGACCGGAGGAACCGCTAGGTCCGGTATAACCTGTGGGACCGGTAGGCCCCGCTAAACCGCCATAGGGTAATGTGTCCCATGGAGTTGAACCATCTCCAAGTTTGAAGAGGCTAGTATCCGTTTCTACTCCCATCTCACTGACTGCTAAGGTGGGATTATCGGATGTCCAATCGGCTGCGGGGTCATGGCGAAATTGAAGAGTTCCAGTGAATGTAGAAGAAGACATGATTACTCTCCTTTGAAAACTAAAAGTTGTTTACCGGGGACTGCCTTTATATAGGAGTGTGGTAGTTGGACTTTTAACTTCATAGTAAGAGTTAGTCTTTAACTGGCGGAGAGGGTGGGATTCGGACCCACGGACCGTTCATCCTTCCAAGATTTACCGGTCTCTGGATTATCAATCCAGTGCCTTAAACCACTCGGCCACCCCTCCGCCAAACTTTCCCCATAGGGAATAAGCCCACAAAGTAGACCCCATGAGAGCGGGTTATAGATGAGACCGGTATTTCGTATTCTCCTCGCTTGATTTATAAAACACAAAGAAAATTGAATATTTTGGTGGAACTTTTATTCACTGGCGTGCCAAGGAAGGACGCCCGAAACTACTGTTAAAAGCGGCTCCGGGCGTATTGTGGTAGGATTCATAAGGGCCTAAAAACGAACCCCCGGCGAGTACTGATTGCCGGGGGTGGGGTTGCACGTCTGCGAATTTAGTCCTGCGGGATACCGTCGTTGGGTCCGAACATCGCATCGCCAATATTGATTGCCTTTGGCGTGGAGGCGTCGGAAGCCATCACCGGCTTAATCTTCTTAAGCGTCGGCTTGGCGGCTGCCTTGGGGGCGGCTGCTTTCCCTTGGGATTGAGGAGTCTGTCCGGGGGCGGGTTCCTTCAAAGCGGGAACGGCGTCCTGCGGAGTACGGACGGGACCAGTGCCGGTGGAGTTTTCCTTGAACTCCTGCGGCTCGGGGGCGGCGTCAGTGATGACTTCGGCCCACAGGTCGTCCTTGTGGTCTTCCTCGTTGTTACGGCTATCGGCGGAAGTTTCCTTCTGCTCGAAGTGCTTGGCGGCGGACCCATCAAAGGCCGGGAGAACTTCCATACCCGCCACGGAGGCGGCGGTACGGACCTGACCAAGCAGGGTTGCCAGCGGGTCGTCATCGGCACCTTGGCGGCTGAACATGGAGGCTACGACATCCCCGAATTCCTGAATGCCGTTGTTGTCCAGAGCAGCTTCCATGGTGGAGGCGGCGGACGGCGAGAAGAAGTCGGCACCGGAGTTGTCTCCTTCGTTTGCCAGTGCGGAGGTCTTCTCTTCCATGTTGTCTTCGTTAAAGATGTTCTCAAGGTTGAGTTCCTGTTCGGCACCTTCGCCTTCGAGGCTCTCTCCTTCACCTTCAACGGCCTGTCCCTCACCTTCGAGGGTCTCACCCACCTGCTCAAGTTCCTCACCTTCGGTCTCAAGGACGCCCTCGGGAACTTCTTCTCCCTTGGTCTCTTCCTTGGCAACCGCTTCTTCAAGCTCGTGGATTTCGGTTACGAGTTCCTGTGCCTTTTCGCCGAGGTCCTTAATCTTCTCCTCGGTCACCATCTCACCGGCACCGGCTGCATCTCCCATGCCTTCTGCGGGCGGCATTCCACCTTCGGCAGGCGGCATACCTTCGCCTTCCATCGGTGGCATCTCGCCTTCCATGGGCGGCATCTCGCCTTCCACGGGGGCGGCATCCATCGGTGCGGCTTCTACTGGGGGTGCGGCGGGCGGAGCGGCGGGGGCTGCCGGGGCGGCTGCCTCGGGTCCGGGATACGCCTTCTTGCTCTTGGCGGCTGCTGCCTTGGCAGCGGTACACTTGGCGCACATCTTACCACCCTTGCAATTCGGGCATGTGGCTGTCTTGGCGGCTGCCTTGGGCGCTCCATCTCCACCTTCGGCCTTGGATGCACCTTCCGACAGGTTCACCGTGTCTCCGGGGCGCTCACCAGCACCGGGACGCTCGGCTGCCTTACCGGCATCGACTTCCTTCGGCTCCGAGGCGGTACCACCACCATGACCACGCCCGTCATTATAGGTCGGGGTCTGCGGTCCGGCATCCTGCCGGTCATCCGCTTTCTTGGCGGAGGCATTAACGGCCTCTCCCTTGACTTCAGACTTCACGGCACTCTTCTCTGCCGCCAAGTCACCGGGCTTGTCATGCTTTTCGGTGTCGTTCATCTCGTCCCTGTGGACTTCCTTGAGCGTGCCGAGGTCAGCAAGCCGGGTATAGTGGGCATTGACGGCTGTCTGCTTGAGAGCAGCCTTCAAAGCGCTCGTCTTGTTGGCGAGCAGGCTTTGAGCAAATGCCTTCTGGGCTTCCACCGGAGCAGTGGGCAGCATCGTCTTGGCGATAGTCCAAGCAGCAGCCACACGAGTCTTGGCTTCCCGCTTGATAGCGTCCTTATCCGCCTTGACAGCGGCGATGGATTCCTTCATTGAAACCTTAGTGTCTTTTGCCATAATCTTTCCCCTCTCGGAGTTAGGGCTGTTGCTGCCCTTCTTATCAGGTATTTGATAGTTCTGTTTCTTGCTCGCCATCATTGGTTGGGCGGGGGCGGGCGGTGGTTCCGGGGATACCCCAGTGGTTCCCTCGGGGGTTTGCGGTGGTTCAGCGGGTATCTCAGCGGGTGGTTCTGCCATGGGTGCCTCAGCGGGTGATTCAGGTGCTTCGGCGGGAGGGGGTTCTGCGGGCGGTTCTGCCTCGGGGGCCGGGCCGGGCGGGGTGGTATTTCCCAGCTTATCCCCGGTAGCGATATCTCCGAGGATCTGGTCCAGTCCATCCAACTCGCTCTTAAGTTCGGGAGACCATGGGCCTTGCTTGAAGCGTTCCCAAGCGTTTAGGAACTCCACTTTCTCCTTCATTCCTTGAATATCTTTCTCGATTTCCTTACGCTTCTCAGCCAAGTAATCGAATGTCTTCCCGCCTTCACCCTCGGGGAGAGTCATATCCAAGTTCTTGATTTCATTGTCCAAAGCGCCAAGCTCTGCAACCTTGCGCTTATATGCGGCGATAAGTGGATTTGTTGCCATTAGCGTAGGTTCCTTCCGTCGTCCCGAGAGAGAAGAAGCTCTCCCACATTAAGACCTTCATAGTTGCCATTTTCTGAGGCTGCCTTAGCAAAAGCTTCCTTACCCGCTGTAACCCGTGTGTAGGATGTAGCCGGACCCAACCACTCCTCAGCCACGATAGACCTTTTGACTGCGCCGGGGAAAGCCGGGGTCTGGACCCAAGAAGCCTCCACAAACTTGACTCCCCCACCCGGTAGGTTCTTGTGTCCGCAGAGTTCCGCTACACGCCGGGGCACGCCGTCATCATCCGGCATGAAGCTGCCCTTGTTGAACTGGAGGTGGTGACAATAGCTGCTGGAGTCGGTCACATGCTGACCGCAGAAAGAACAGATTACGAGGTCGGTGACACACCCCATGGATAGGTACTTGACTTGTCCATCACGAATCTGAGCGGCAAGCTTCTTGTGAGAAAGGTCAGTAGCTACCAGAATATCCACGAAGAAAACGTTATCTCGTGGGTCTTGAGTAAGGTGTATCTTCCTCAAAACAGAATCAATTATGTGCCCTTTGGCATATTTACTGTTCTGGAAATGTTCGACAAAATTGAAAGCTCCCACGAAGCTCTTGTAAGACTTCTTGAGCACTTCGGAGGACCAAGCGTCATCGTTGTTGTTTACAAGGTGGGCGGAGGCCGGGCGGATGAGGTACTCATACGGCTCCGCTTCCACGGCGACCGAGGACATGATAGTGCAGTGACTCAGGAGGTACTTGGTCTGCTTAGTGGAGGCAGTCTTCCAGAAAGACTTGGCGGGTGGGGACAAGGGGATGTGGAAAGCCCTCGAACCGAAATGCTGTTCCCAAGCCTGCGGGGTGAGCATTGGCTCCCGAACTACTGCGTTTGCCGTCTTCGGAAATGACATGTATCCTCTACTAAAGCACTCCCCTATTCAGGATTTTACCCTACTTGCTAAAGAACACCCCGCAATTCATACATTCCACGAGGTTTACTCCCTCAGCCTCAGAATCTTCCACAGGTTTGGTCTTGTCACATTTGCAATGGGGACAAACGAGATTGCCCTCCTCTATCGGCACAGCAATCTTAGCTGCGGCTGCCTTTGATACCATGTTGTCCAAGAGGAAATTCTTCACCTCGGGTTCGAGGCTCTCAAGGTCCCCGTCACGGTCCATCTGCATTACCATGCTGTGATAGGCGTAGCGTTCCTTGGGGTCGGTTCGCAACGCTTGCTCCAACTGCTGGATGGCTGCCTTGTTCTCGCCCATCTGAGCAAACACAATACCCAGAAGAAAGTTGGCTTGTCCGTTATATGGATTGTGTACAAGGGATTGAACAAGGCTACTGTGGGCTACATCCCAGTTGCCCTGTTTGGCGGCGGCTGCCCCTTCGTCATAGAGTTTCTTGGCAACGAGAGGGTCCCAGTCTTTCCCTGCTGCCGTATGAGCAGGAGCATTCCACGCTTCCCGGATTTGTTGGTCTCGTTCGGAAACATGAGCGGGACCTTCCCACGCCTTTTCAATCTGCGTCTTTCTTTCCAGTTCCGGCAGGGTGACATTCACTTTCTGCTTGATTTCCTCGGGGAGAGAATCCCATGTAAAGTGGCTCCAGTACTTGTCGATTCCAAGCTTGTCGGCTACATTACGACGCTCGGTGTTCTGGGTGCTTCTCCACCATCCCTCGGCATCGGCGGCAATCTTGGAACTCTTGATGCCAAGAGACTTCATGAAGTCCTTATCTCCCTTAGTGGGCCTGAATGGTTTGGCACGAGTCACATCCTCATAACCTTCCGGGCCGAAAGGAGTGTCCCAGTGAGAATAACCAAAGTGCCTGTGCATAAGCCCCTCGGCTCCATGGATGGAGGGCTTGCTGAACCTGTTGCCCATAGCGATGTCTGTGCGATTCAGTTCATCGCTCGTAACACCGCACAGCTTACATTTGAGGTTGATGTGGGGTATACCCGGACCTGCAAATGCGGGCTTACCAATAATGGGTTCTGAGGAGGTCTCTTCGTTCTCAGGAACCCCGGCTGCCTCCAGTAACTCAACGTCACCGGGTTCGATATGGTCAGCCAACTCCTGTAACTCAAGCAACTCACTTGTGCTTATGTTTTCGGCTCTAAGTTTACTTCTCAGATACTCCAACCGGTCCTTTACTGAGTCGTCAGCCTTTGGACCGCCAAGGGGCTTGCCATAGAGCGTACCCATGTCGGTGACTTCACCTTCCGGCTCATCCTCTCCCGTCCAATCCGCTCCCTTCTTAAGGGGACGAGGCGGCTTGGTGCTTTCATCAATCAAAGTGGGGTCAAGGTGCTTGCGAAGCTCGGTCCTCGGCGGCAGCATATCGGTGCTGTCATATATCTTCACTTCTGAGTCCAAGGCGGACATCTTATCCTGCACCTTCTCCACCACATCTTCCATCTCCGCCCTATTAACCTGCGGGTTATCTTTGGCTAGGTCGTTAACTACTTGCTTAACCTGCTGCTGTTCAGTTCCCGTGGGTTTTGCTTGTTGTTGGTCCGGCGCTGACGATGGCAGTGCCTTACTGTTTGTCTGTGGGTTTGTCTGAGCAGGCTTCGGTGGTGTAGGAGCCGTCCACCGGGGCTGATTGGGGTCATTCTGCACGGGAGCGCCGGGTGCTCCTCCAATGGGAGTGCCGGTTCCAAAGGACTTTTCTGTAGCAGTCTTGGAGGAGGAGATTCCTATAGATTTCATAAAATCTACATCATGCCTAGCCGCTGATGAGTCTATAGTTTTAGCTAATTCCCGGTACTCCGGGTCCACCCATGCTGCTTTAGCGGCATTATAAGCCGCATTTGCCAAGTAATGCTCGGCCTCATATTCTTCACGAGTGATTTCTTTGTTAAGCCAAGCATTGTAAAGTTGTGTAAGGTATTTATTTAGATTTCCAATAGTAGACCACCCGGAATAATCAAGCTCACGTTGGAGTGGAGGAAAACCCTCGGGACCGGGTTCGGCGGCGGTTTTAGGGTCGTTAATCCCTTTCACAATACCATGATTCCAATTCTTTCCACAGGCATTACATTTAGCGGTTTCAAAATCGGTGGGCATGAGACCGTAATCCGAAGAACCGCAGTGGGGACAATGGGGGCCGTCTCCCTCGCTCTCCTTGAAGAATGTCGCTGTCTCCGGGTCGGGCGGCTGGAGAAGGGGATTATGGGGCTGAACGGTATCTACCAATCCCTTGAGAGACCCCCAAATCTTCATCTCCTTCATGAACTGCTCATCCTCGGGGGTATATTCACCGGGGACGATTGCTTCCTTCTCAATCGGGTCTCCGCAATTTGCACACGTCTCCGCCCCGGATTCCAAAGAAAGCAGGGGTTGTGGGATGACCTCTGAGTCGGTCACATAATCCGGGTCATCAACTGGTCCCGGAGGGCCAACCTGCCCCTTGTCCAACATCTCGTCAATCATCTCCATCCCGCAGCGAGGACAGTAGACTTCCGACCGGAAGAGATATCCGTCCGGCTCTTCCCATTCTTTCTTGAGGGAGGCCCGGAATTCTTCCCGGTCCTGTATCCGTTTACCGGAGGGGTGGAACTCCTCGGCGGCTACCTGAGTAATGGGGTCATGTTTTGCTTTCAGGAGTTCGTTGTCTGAATCACTAACAATCTTGACGGGCATGGCGCTCACGCTTCCGGTCTTAGCCGTAAACTTCTTGCACCGGCAGCGGGGACTCTTGCAACCAAACCTGCCTCGGTTCCAATGCTCGTGGAACTGATGACCACACCGGCACATGGAAGAATCGGAGGCTGTTCGTAGCTTAGGCTTGGTCCGTGGTTCCCAAAAGTCGCCCACTCCATCGGATAGTCCGTCTACCGCATCCGCTGACCCATGCTTATTCTGCTCAATCTCTGTGCCCTTCTCCCCAAATGGCTTGTTGTAGGGGATATCGGTAGTCGGCTCGGCGTGATGTTGCTGGGTCGCATAATCCGGGCTATCAAAAAGCTCCTCTTTGTCGAATCCCCCCACCCCGCCTCCGGGGACAGGAAGCATTTCGGCTTTTATGAGCAAGGGGTTGTGCGGTTTGGTTATAAGCATATGGAGATACTTCTCCTCAACTAAAGCACCGTATAGCTTTGATTTTCAGTATCAAGCAATATGGGGATGACAAAGAAGAGAGCCATCAGGCTCTTGCAGCGAGCCTTATCCGACGATTTGTTGAAAAAAGAGTGGCTGGAGAAACGCCAGCCGGGTGATGACCCCACTTTCAGCCATTGTTACACGGCAACAGAAGCCCTTTATTATCTATGGGGTAAATCAAGAGGATACAGGCCGGGGGTACTACGAGGTTCCCGAGGAACTCACTGGTTTCTCTTTAATGACAAGGGAGATATAGCAGACCCCACCGTTAACCAGTGGAGGGAGAGAGTCCCCTACGAACGGGGAAGAGGATGCGGCTTCCTCACAAAAGGACCTTGTCAAAGATGTAGCAGATTGCTGGAGAGAGTGGGGGGAACAGGCCCTTGCCAATCCCATAAACAGTAAAGTGCCTATGGGAATAACAGCGAGTACTCCAATGATTAGACCGACCGATGTAGCCATTACGCCTTCTTATCCGAACCCTCATTGCATTCCTTGCAGGTATACAACGTCATTCGGGTAATTGTGGGAAGGGTGATGAACTGTGCCCCAGCGGGAATGGTCTTTTCGCACTTGGAACATTTTCTGTCGGTCATTGCTGTCTGGTAATAGGGCATACTCACTCCACAACAGTTGACTTGGTAAGAACGAGACCAAGGGAAGCAACCTTGTCAAGGCACTCCTGTTTACCCTCAGCACTGCTTACCGCACCCGGCTCACCATCTGTTCGAGTAGAACAGAACAACGATTGCATGGTCTTACTCAGTCCCGATTTCTCAAAGAGGATAAAAACCCGCTTGGTCATGGAGTTGTACACGAGCCGCCAGCATTTATACTCCGGGGAAACGTTAACCCAAACCTGTTCTCGGGTTACGGGGCTGGACATTAACCACACCTCCGCTGAAAAATAGAGAGTCAGTTCTATAATACTGACCCAACTAGGATATGGAGTAGAGCAAGCTCTGACCAGTTTGGTCACCCGGTCCAAGACCGCTGTCAAGGAACTCGCCGTAGACCGTGCCGCTGACATCGAAGATGTCCGTGACACTGACTGTGACGTTCTCATTGACTGCCGCTGTTTCGATGACATAGCCAGTCGTGTAGTTGGAAATCCAGCAGCCTTCATACACCGTGGCAACGGCGAAGAGGCCCGGATTGCCCAGATTGTTGAACCCACCCTCATTGGGAATGTCGGCGTTGGTAAGGTCTGGCTGTGCCCCGCCCGAGTTGGGGGTTGGGGTTCCGGGAGTCGTGGACGCCAACTGACTGAACACGATTTCCGTCTTGATGTCAAACGGCCAACGATGCTGACGGATGGACCTCACACCGCCGCTAACACCAGCCTTGTAGCCCAAGACCTGCATGATGTTGGCAAGATAGAGACAGGTCCGTTGGATGGTGATGCTCAACGGCTCGGTGACGCCGGGCACGAGTTCGGCAACTTGGTCGCCGTACCCCAAGCCACGGATGGTCTCCACCGTGCGGGTTTCAGAAATGTTGAACTGGGAGGTGACGCCCAACTTGACAAACTTGCCCACGCCCACCACGTCGGTGAAAATCTTGAAGCGAGACGAAATCACCGATTCCGTCTGAGGGCTTGCTCCCTGCTGATAGATGTAACCACCTTGCGCCATACGTTCCTCCATTGCCGCCGAGCGGCGTTCTATTCAAAAACCCGAAAGTTTCTTTCCTTACAATTACCAGTCCTTCTTGGAAGGCTTTTTCGGTCCTTCACCCTTCCGTTGTTTCTTTGCACACTGGTGGCAAAGCTCAGATTCAGAACCACTTAGCTCTTTGCCACAAGACTCACAACGCTCTTCTTCCTCGGCGGCGAGAATCAAGTCACCGAGAATCGAGGACTTCTTACTCTTTTCTTTCACCTTGACGGCCTCCTCTTCGGCCTTCTCCTGCATCTCCTGCTTGCCAAGAACCTTGGCTGCCTGACCGAGCAGGTCATAGGCAAGGAAGATGGCTTCCACGGCTTCCCGGACCATCCGGCTGTCGTTGACCTGAGTGATTTCCTTGGCATCAAGGTACATGCTCTGGAGTTTATCGGCGAGAGACTTCACCTTCTTGAGAGCGGTGCTGGCATCCCGTTTCTTCTCGGTAGCCGACTTGCTGTTCAAGGGGTTGTCATTCAGCTTGATGGGTTCGGTGGTCTCGGGACGGTCCAGCTTCGCCGGGGCCTCATCCTCCAACTTGTGGGCTTCCTCTACTTCGGGTGTAGCCCCGCCGCTTTCCGTAACGTCACCGGTTTCCTCATCATGGATAAACCATCCGCCCGCATCGCCTGCGGCGGTGATGGTGTTGACAATCTCTGCCTGTGCTGCCTGTATCTTCGTCCAGTCAGCGGTGGAGAGCTTGCCTTCCCGGTATGCCTGATAAGCAACTTCGTGTGGAGACACACTGCTCTCCTTCTGCTTATTGTGGATAGCCCACATCGTGGCATACGCCTTGTCCTTCTCACCGGGGTATTCTTTCTTGATGTCGTGCGCCGTTTCTTCACTGATGCCGGGCGGGGTCACTGCGACCTTGATGCTTCCCGACTTGGAGCCTACAGACTGGTGACAGACGGCCCATGGGTTGTATGGCTTCTTCTCACTGCCGCCTTCTTCCTTGTTCTGCTCCTTTACGTGATGCACGCAACGCTCGAACTTTGCGTCCTCGGCTGACTGCTTGTCAACGGAGGCGGTGTTGAGTCCACCGAAGCAGAAGTGCTGCATGTCGGTCGGTTCTTCATTCATGGGTTCCATACAGTTGCACGTCTCCCCTTCTCTTAACTTGCTGCCGCACTCGGGACACTCGGATTCCCGGACCCAATCTCCAACTTCGGGGTCCCAGACTTTCCTTTCGTTAGGGCATCCCTGCTCGTGGCAATAGGTGCCATTGATGGTAGCGGAATCACATTGCGGGCACTTGCCCGGCCCGGTTCCCATCGGCTCTTCTTCCATTTCTTCTCCCGGTACTTCTGCTCCCACTGGAGTATCATCGTAGAGGCCCAGAGCGGTCTTCACCGATGCCGACCGAGCGGCTCCCTGCTCTACTTCCACGGGACGGGTCTTGAGTTCTCCACTAAGGGATTGCACAAAGTCCCATGCCGCCTTGTCATTGGGGTCAAGACCTTTGGAGATGGCGGTGACGATGTTGGAAAGTGACTCGCTGCTCATTTGCTTGATATCAGCGGAGATGTTGCCGTTTCCCGGCTTGGTTACTAGAGGGGCCGGGGGCGGTGGTGCCGGGGCGGCAGCGGGTGCGCCTGCGGCGGCAGGAGCGGCTGGTGCTGCGGCGGGGGCCGGTGCTCCGGGCTGGGCAACCTTCTTAGCTGCCACACGAGGAACTTCCGCCTTCACGGGTTCTTTGGCTTCTGCCTTTTCGTTACGGTCGGTGACCCAATTCTCACCGGCACTACCAGCGCCTCGCTTTTTGGCGGCGGTCTGGGAGGCTACGGGCGGCATCTCGGTCTGTTCGATACCGTGAGTTTGAAACTGGGGTAGGTTACTCATCTGGCTTACCCACCGAACGTACTTTTCCGCCTGCTGAGCAAATTGAGGATAAGCTTGGTCATCAAGCTGATTTTGCATGGCGGCGTTGCTTGCCACGTTCTTCAACCACTTGGCTACCTGCTGCATCTGCTGGAGACGAGCATCTCCGGTAGATTCCATGATGGCGATGAGGCCCTCCGCCTCTTGAGCGGCCTGTTGGATGGTCTGCGGAGTAACCAGAACCCTTGCCTGCTTGCGATGTGATACGAGATGCGATTTCATGTGTCTCCTAAATGTCCACCGAAGGCAGTGAGGGGACTAAGCTCTGATTCCTCAGTGCCGTTAGGGCGACCGTGATTTCCGCTTGCATAGCCGTCCACCAAGCCTCCAAGGCCGCTGACGGATAAGGAGTAATGCAATCTAACTCACCCTGTATCGGTGCATGACGATTGGGATTATTGACGGGCGGACTACTGGGCAAAGCGGACATAAACTTTACCGTTTTGGAAGACATCTGGGTGGTTATCCCCACGTAATACTGACTACACGGAAAGACAAAACTGAAAACTGCCGGGGGGCTAGACCCCGGAACGGGAACATTGGCGAACGTCCCATTTCCCACGAGGGAAATCTGGGGGTCGCCATAGGCCGCAATAAGAGCCTTGTCTTGGGCATCCGTTGGGTCGCCGACAAACGTAGCCTGTAAACGGATACTAAGGATGCCGTTTGCCTGCGTGACTACCGGAGTGATTTGCATTTTCCCACCTTAACTTTGGGGGAAAAGCTACCTAGCCTTTCCCCCATGGTTTTATAACGTCGTTGTAACCGTGAAGGTCACGCTGATGTACAGCAAGCTGAACATCGGCTTGAAGGTGACGGTCACATCCACCGTGGTGGGGTCGCTCGGGTCCGGCACCACGGATAGGCTCTTGTATCCACTGATGATTTGGTTATTCACCAATGAGACCAACCGGGAGTTGCAGACCACCTGAATATCCGTGGTCAGTCCGGTGACCAACTTCCTGCCGATGAACTGTGCAAGGTCTGCACGGAACTGCTGAGCCACGTAGTCGGTGACTGTGGTGCAGGTCGGTTCGGAAGTGATTGGGTTGCTCGGGTCGGTGCTCTTGTAGTGACGCACTTTGAGCGCCCCGTTGTTGTTGGTCAAAACTACCAGACCATTCGATGCCATGAGGTTCATGGTGGTGTCGTCGTACTGCACGAGCAGGCGGCTGAACCCAACCAAATTCTGATTGGTGAGGGTGGTAGCCACATCGTTGGCAGGGTTGGTATTGAGTCCGGCAAGAGCGGCTGCCATAAAGCTGCCGTCCACGGCGTACTCAATCTGCTGCCCGGTCTGGCCGTTAGTGATAAGGACTCCCGCCGCTGGCATACCAACAGCAATCATGCGGGCATTCTTCAAAGCAACGGCGTTGGCACTTGCTTGATTGGCGGAGGTGGTAGTGCTGTAGCCGACGAAGCCGATGGCCTCGCCCTTGTTACGAACGGTTGCCTGCGTGATGAGTTGACGGCTCAAGAACTGATGAACCGTGGTGCTCACGCTGAGAGGAACGATGACATTCGCCTTCTGGTTGGTTCCGGGCAGGGCGGTTGTCAAGGTCTGGATGGCGCTGATAAAGTCAGCGTCCGAGGCCACATTGAGACCGGCTTGCTTCGGTACCTGAATGACGCCGAACTGCTGTGCGCCGTTCTGAGTCATCAACTGCACACCAAGCGACACCCGGTTGATGGTGCTCGGCTGACCGTATGCGGCGTAAGCGTCGGACGGGTTGGTGTAGAGAGTGATTGCCATGTCCGCTGCCGTCTTTTCGGTCTGGAAGCTGATGTAGTAGTACTCACCGATGCTCGGCTGATTGGCGGATGGAGCAAAGGTGTTGATGATGGCGGTATCCCCGGCATTGGCACCGAAAGTGGTAATGACTTCGGTGTGGAGACCGGCGATGGCTACCAAGTTGTTCGGCTCCGCCGTGCTGAAAGGAACGTAAACGGTTCCCGTTACACGGGGGGTTTCGCTGCTGACATCGAATACCAGTGTGTCGCCCGGCTGGAAGTTGTACTGGGGCGTCGGGAGACTGGTGTATCCGTAGTCAAGGGCATCTTGCGGGTTGACGATGGTGAACTTGAGACCGGTGATTTCGTCAACATACGTCTGGTCAAGGTAGCCCACATTGGTGCCTACTCCACCGGAACCCGAACCCTTGGGATTGCTGGAGGTAACGAGGTACCGGAGAGCATAAGGCTCCGGGGAACTGGGGTCCACACCGCCAGCGAGGTTCAGGGGAGCAGCGGTCTGGATGGTCCCTGCCGTCTTAAGGTTGGCAAGTACCGTTCCAAAGGTGGTGCTGATACCGGAACCGGCGAGGTCGATGACTTGGCTGGTGGTCGTCACACCGTTGAAGGTGATGGCGTTTCCAACCACGCTGACACCGTAGCTGCCCGTGGTATTGAAAGCGACTGTAATGGCATCTCCACCAGAACCGGGGGTCGTAGAGAAGAAGAGAATCCCCTGTGCCAAGAGGTATGCCTGTGCGCCCGGATTGGCATCCTTGGTGTACCCGTCATCTTGGAATGTCAAGGTGACAGTCTCATCCACTTCACCCGGAGAATCGTAGAGGTCCGGGAAAGCGAAAGGCCACACAATGCCTGTCTGATTGAAAGCACCGGATTCGGTGACGACACTGTGGACGGCATCAAACGATACCACCGGCAGAATACGTCCTACCTCATCCTTCATCTTGTAAGTGCCCTGTCCGGGGATGCCGGGGTTGACCACGGTGAGTGTATAGGAGTGGTCATGCAGCGTGTTGCGGTAATAGCTGGCATACACGTTGTTTCCAGCGCCGGGGGCATTGTAGAGGGTAAAGCTTCCCGTGCTTCCGGTCAGTTGAATGACCCGCTCGGAAGTGCCGGGATAGTAGTTGTCCAGAGCTTCCACAGGATTGGTGCCGACGAAGACCATGATTTTTGCTGGGTCGTCGGTTACCCTGCCGAGACCGCTGCCATCCACGGGGCTGTCGGGCAGTGTGAACGTGAGGTTCTTGCCGTTGGCAACTCCCGTGCAAGTGCGGAGGAACACCTTCTCATCCACGAGGGTGGTGAGAATCTGGGTCGGACCGAAGGGAGTAAAGCCCGTGGTGGAACTTCCCACCAAGGTCTGACTGCCTGCGCCCCAGTTGATAACCGCATTTCCGACTGAATCCAAACCAAGATTGTAGTCTGTGTCTTGGACGAAGTCAGCCCGGTTGGGTCCCAAACCAACTTCGATGATGGAGGTGACATTCTGCGCCGGAATGATGTCGTAGGTGTTCTGGTAAGTGTTGGTGTAGTAGGTGATGGTGACGGTGGACGGGAAGGCCACGGGATTCTTAACCGTGACGAGACCTTCCGCACCGTTAACGGCGGAGACCGTGACGGGGGTGCCGTTCACTGTGACTGTAACCTTGCTGGGGTCAGTAGTGACCACCCCACCGCCGCTACCGTCTACGATGGGAACATGCTCAACCTTGAAAACGGTATTGGTGTTGGGTCCTGCACCACCCGAGAGGAAAGTCGGGGAGATGGTTGCAGCCGGGATGGGAGGAGATTGGATGGCGGGCTGAGTCGCCGTGAGGTAACCAGCGTCCAAGGTGGGAATTCCCGCCTGCACGAGGTTATAAATGTCCTCAAGGGTGCGCTTGCCGCCGCCGACCTCGGCGATGTCGATACTGATATGGTCCGTACCGGCTCCGCTGACCGCCTGTGTGTCCAGCACACCGATACCCGGAGGCGAAGACAGGGTGTCATCGAAAATGGTAAGACTGACAAGGTTGCCTGTAACGCCGGGGAGCGTGGTGCTGATGACCATGGAGTCACCGCCCGGAGGACTGGCGATGTTGTTGTAAATCGTCAGCGTGGCAAAGGAGGGAACTTGGTCTGAGTCATCCTCATTGGTAATGAGGGTGTCGGTCCGGGCGAAGTAGTAACTGATTTCCACGTTCTGACCCGGAGTGATAAGCTCCTGTGTGGTGAATTCGCCGGTCTGACCCACGAGAGAGATAACCGTGCCGGGCACGCCGTCGATGGTTATCTGAACCTGACTGGGGTCATTGGTGACCGTTCCCGCTCCAGTTCCTCCACCTGCCAGACCAACTGCCGCCGCTGTGACCACCGGGAAATAGGTGGTATGGAGGGTATTGGTGATTGCCGTGACTTGGTTGGAGATGTTCTCGTTCACCACCTGCGGGCTAGCGACAGAGGACGAACCACGGAAAAGCTCCACGTTGTCCTGTTCAAAGAACTCCTGTCCTTCACCGATGATGACCGGGATACGGTTGTTCGTAAAGAGGGGCTGACCCGCTCCAGAAATGATAACCGAGGTGTAAACTCCGGGGGGTGCATAGCTTCCAAAGAGTGCCATAGTAAGTCTCCTCAATTTTCAGCTATTAGGCCGCTGAACGGGCATTTATTTCTTGCTCCTCAACTATGGGGATGAAAGTCTAATTCTTGCTTCGATTGCAAGAGATAAGCCCTCATTCCCCCAGAACCTTGGGCTGCGCCGAGGGTGGAATTACCACCTCCCGGAGCTTGGTGCCCGGCAGGGTGCGGTAGCTCTCACTGCTTGTGGCGATGAGGGCCTTTTCCCCCGACTCCTTGCGAACTTTGTCCCTAACTGCTTGGCGTTCATGGATTTTCTCCCAGCGCTTTTCGGCATCCGCTCCCACCACCACATCAAAAGTGGGATTTGACATATTGTCAGTCTTGAGGCCCGGCGCACCCTTAAGCTGGTAGACGCATTTTCCTTTACAGGTGGGTCGAATACAGGGGCGGTCTTCAAAAGTGGCCTTGTTCATGGGCATGAGTTCTTCAACAAGGACTCCGCAGGTATCACACTTGAAAGCGTATATTGCCATAGTTCCTCTTGCCCGCCGTAGCGGGGATTCTCTGCCCTATTAAGTGAGGGTAAAAGTCAATTTAAGGGCGGGATGACTTTCCGTTTCTTTAGGCAGGAGAGCCAGATGGAGACACTTAATCAAGGGAAAACACTGGGACCGGGGGACCTTAGTATCCTTGTCCGGGATTCCAAAGGACGGATGGTTGACCCCGTGTCAATCTCCTATTCGATATTTCAGGTAACGGAAAAGGTCCCCGAAGTGGGGCAGCGGGCATATGAATATGATGCCGAGCAACCCAACCACATGGGACGGCTGCCCGAAGATAGCCTCATCCTCTCTACCGAACCCCGGATGTGCCCTCGCCGGGCATCCGTGGGGGCTTACTGGGTCAACATGACCATACCCACCCTTTGGCGGGGAATCTTCCGACTGGTCTGGTACCTCATCCAATATGAAGGGGAGCCGGAAACACGGGTCTATGAGGATTTCGTCGTTCAGCCTATCGACCCGGCTGACTCTGCCTTCGAGGCCCCCTCGGTAATCATCACTCCGCATCCCCTGACCAAGAACAAGTACACACCGGCCATTATGGCAGTCCGGGAGCTTATCAGCGATACCAACCCGGACCGCAACTATCACTTCCGCCCGCCCACGCCGGGTAAAGTGGTCGCCGGATACACCACCCGTGTGGGGTATATCTGGCTTGACTCAACCATACTAAGGATGCTTGACATTAACATTAGCAAGTTAAACACGTGGAACCCCAAGAACTTGACGAACTACAGTCTTGAGAATCTACCCAAGGACTGGGGAAACTGTGCGGCGGTAGGTGCGGCGGCATCTTGCCTATCCGCCGAGGGCGCACGTTGGGCGGCTGACGAATTCAGTTACAGCTTGAACGGGGTAAGTTTGGACATCAACAAGTCAAGTCTTTACTTGAGTTTATCCCAGAGCTACGGTCAGGAGTTCCAAGAGTGGGCACCCCTGATTACTGCCATCCGTCCCTACAGCGCCGGTCTACGGCAGCAACGCTGGCTACTCGGTTAAAGATTGCCGGTTATGCCTTGTTTTGGTCATAACCGGTAAGATTGTGGCGGTTAGAGGTATATGAATGATTAGCGAACTACTGGTCATCAATTCGAGTTACGTTGGCAGCCGGGACCTGTGGTGGGTGGACGACCCCGAGGCTACAAGGGGCTATAATATCTACCGGGCCTACGACCACCCAAGCAATTGGAAAAAGCTCAACAAGGGAACATGGCGGGGACACTTCTGGAGGGACCAAGCCTACCTTGAAGAGGTGGAGTTTATCGTGCGCCAACAGGACTGGGTGGAACAGGGGGAGTTGGGCCGCTGGGGTTTCAAGCTCCCGGAGATTCCCTACTCCAACATTGTGGCGACCCGTCCCATGGTAGCCAACAACCCTGATGATGTAAAGATTGTCCTCACCGACATGTTTAACAATAAGAGTGAGATACGTCCCACAGAGGTGAGGGCCTTGGACCAGACTGTTTGGTTCCCCATGGACAACACCCTTGCCAAGGGTGGAGCGGTATCAGATACGGCGGTGGTTTCCACGGATAATGTAGCCGTCGCTAACTACGCTGGCATTCAAGAAGTAAGGGCGTTTTTCAAGAGGCTAGCCAACTATGTGGATATCTACACCTCGCTGGCACGGCAATTCTACACGGTAGTAGGGGTGGGTGACGGCGGAGAAATCCACAAGCCCGGAGCCATGGGCGCTCCCGTTGTGAATACCCAAGAGGTAGACCAGATTACTTGGGAATACAAAGAAATGGTAAACCGCAACCACTGGGTTTTTGAACAGGTGGGCGAACCCGCTTATATAATGTTTCGCCGGACCCGTGGAGAACCTTGCGGCTGCGTGCGCCCCGAGTCGGGAATGGGTACTCCCCGTCACGGATGCAAAGTTTGCTTTGAAACCGGGGTCGTCGGAGGCTACTACGGTCCCTATGACTTTCTCTACGTCCCCCCTGACACGGCGCTTGTCCGTGAACTGGACGAAGGCGGGGGTATCAAGGCGACCCGTGAATCGAAAAGTTACCTGACCAACACCCCCATCGTACAGGATGGTGACCTTATCATTCGCCGGACGGGAGAACGTTTGGTCATCCATGGCGTCACCTACAAGCAGCCGAGGGGTATCCTTCTCCAGCAGGACTTCGGCGTTCAATTACTGACCGAGGGTGACACCCGGTACCTCATTCCCGTCAACACCGGCCTGCCGACAATCTACAACCCCATCTACCGGGATACCCCGGACCAAGGCATCGACCCACTCCACCTTAAGGGTGATGGAGAACCCATCGTGAATATCCGGGAGCAACCGGATAAGCCTTTTGAGAACACTATTGAACCCCCGGTGGGAAGGACCGTAACCTTCGGGAGGATACAGAACTAATGTACCTTTATCATTGCACTTCCACTGACCGGGTAGAAAGCATTAAAAACAAAGGGTTACAACCCTCGGTAGACCCACACTGGGGAGGGGACTTGGGGGATACTTCCCTCGGAAAAGTGTTCTTTGCCGACAGTCCCGAGCACGCCTACTATTACGGAGAAATTGTCTTCCGGGATACCTTACAGTTGGAGGGGGCGGCGGGTGCTCCCATCCTATTAAGAGTGGGAAACCTTCAAGGCATGGTGCAGGATAAAGGAGACACTCATGCCTTCTATGCCGAGCGGGTAATCCCCCCGCAAGTTATTGAAATATCATGGCATGGGTGGAAACCCATAAAGAGTGCTGGGGGTTACTGGGATGAGATGGAGTACCGCCTCAATGATGAGGAGAATGTTTACGAGGACTGGGAGGGCACTCCGTTCGACAGCATGGAAGAAGTCTTGGCAGATGCTAAATCCGCCATCTTAGCACCGGCTAAATTTGGAAAGCAGCAGGCAAAATCCAAAGATGGCGACTATACAAGCCATAAGAGAGGAACGCTCATGGGAATTTCTACGAAAGCAAGCGATTTGGCGGCATTGGTATCCAAAACCGCCCGAGTACTGTGCGAGGGGGACCACCCCAACGCTGATTCCGACCTGCAAGCCATGGTGGGCGACCCCACGGATGTCCGTACTTCCACCTTTGCCCAGTTCCACCCCAATCCGGGGACCATGCAGCTTCCCAACCCTCTCAGCCCTATCGAGGGAGATGAGATTTTCTTCGCCTACATGCTACCGGGAGCCGTCTTCCAAGCGCATGATGGCAGTGAGTGGAACATCCTGTTTTACGACGGGGCCGACTCCATTCAGATTGAGAACCGCTGGTACCCGAGGATTTCATGGTTTGTGTCCATCGGAGATATCCGGCGCAGCATTCACCAGTGGATTGAACCCATCACTCAGACCGTTCCGCCTCCGCCGCCCGGCGTCGATTACAGCGCCCTGCCGGTCAAGGTCATGGACAAGGAAGACAACATCGGAAGTGCTGATGCACTGACCGATGACAAGGTCAGTGGCGGAAGTAGCTGGTAAATTTTGGCAGAGAGTCAGTGAAACAGTAGGAGGAAACATGGTAATCACCTCAGCAGTAGTCGGTTTGGCAATCAGCCACGTTGTAGCCATCGTTGTTGGATGGTGGGCAAAGGCCAAGGCCGTAGCCACGGCAGAAGCCGCCAAGGTTAAGCCGGAAGCCGAGAAGGTTCTCGCCGCAGTCAAGGCAGAACTTGCCAAGGCAGAAGCCGTTGCCGAGACGGATGCGAAAAAGGTCATCGCCGCCATCAAAGCAAAGCTGTAACCAACCGGGGGTTCCCGCCTATCGAGTTCTTTGTAGGGAGCATTTATGCTTGACTTGACGGGCGGGAATCTCGTCGCTTATCTCCGCAGAGTTATCGAAGATGCCGTAAACCGGTCCCCCCGGTTCCGGTACACCCTTGGAGAAGTCTCTTCTCAGTACAACAACCTCATTCAATGGAAGGACGCTCAAATCAGCATCAAGAACGTCACCTCCACCGGCAACCGCCTCTCTCCTGACTATTTCATGTGCAAGAACTACGGGCGGGCGATTCTTGCCAAAATCCAGAGCAAAGAAGGGGAATTTATCGAGTGGGTGCAAGAGGTGGATTCCACCCAGCAAACGCCCGCAGCGGGGGTATACTATTTCAATGTGGATGAGGTCAATGAGCAGACACGGGATGTAGAATTGACCATCCAGAAATACACATGGCAGGAGGGTAAGGTTGTCAACGCTCAAGGCTCCCTTGTCTACTTCGCTCCCCAAATTGACGGCACTACGGTCTCGGGGTATGTCTCAGGCAGGGGAAGCCCCCCAACGCCTCTGGAAACGGCTATAAACGACGGCACGTGGCAAACTACGCTCGTTTCTCCTCCTGTTCCGGTGGATTTGCTCCTCGCTCCGCATTTTGGCTATTTGCTGACCGATACCCCAGCCGGGTTGGTCCTCTTCGCCGGTTCCCCACCCGTCCAGCTTACTCCCCTGTTGGATTACTGGTATCAACAGACCGTCCAGCAAGTGGTATGCCAAAGTACCGTGGGAGGACAAGAAGTCGTTGGTATTCCGCTGGGCCTTGTGGACGTTCCGGGAGGCGGCAGCCCACCGCAGATGGTCCAGACCCTCCTCTCTTTCACGCTTACGGACCAGAACGGCTACGAGCTTATCAAGGGGAAGGACTACACCTATTTTGCCAGCAATGATTGGCTGGAACTCTCTCCGTACACGCCGCCCGGAATGACTATTACGGCAAACATGGTCGTCAAGGTTGACCCCACGGGCGTACCGGGGACCAACCCGGAGAATATCCTACAAACGCAAGTGACGGAGGGAAACAGTCTAGCACCGGGGCAGGTATTCGTACAGACCTCTCTCGGAAACTACACGTCACTCGTACCCAATACGGATGGGACGTGTACCTTGCCCACTCTTCTCTTGCCGGGGGAATGGTGCCGCTGGGAAGTTCGAGTAGATACGGGAAGAACAAAGGCCCGAGCCAAAAAGTACAACCTCAATGAGAATGTCCTCCCCGGCCTGCGGATAGCTATTGGCGACAATGTCCTCAAGGATGACCAAGTGGCTATCATCGTGCAGCCCTACACCGCCGAGACCTATGAGGTATATGGGAGCAAGGAGAATCTGACCTTCACCGTGGACTGCCGGGCAAATGACCTCCAGACCGCTTCCGACCTCAGCGAGTTGCTCCGCCGAGAGCTTCTCATCATGCGCCGGACGAATATGGAGGCAGACGGCATCACCTTGTTTGAAGCCAGCCGGTCATATGTGGGATTGCAGCGTGACCTCAGCGGCACTGCTCCGCAGTTTGTCTACAGTCTGACTGTTTCGGCTATGGCTGATTGGAAGGTATTCGTACCGCTGGTCACCCGGCTGGTCACCTTGGAAATAACCAGCACCGCCACGGTGTCATCCTACGGTCCGGGCATCTCGCTTACGCCCCGAGTCAAGGTGTTTGGCAACACCAAGTTCTTAGAGTCTTACACGTAACGTCAATCTTCAATTCCATCCGCCCGTTCGCCGGTATTGACGATGACCTGTACCACCCGGTCATCCCACAGGTATTCCATGTCGTAGTCCTTGTGGGCTTGGATGACAAGTTCCTTGTCTGTGATGCCGCAAGCTTTGAGGTACCACTGAATCATGGGAACTTGGTCCCGGTTCCAGCCGACCCGAGCCGTGACGATGCGAACCTCTTTCCCATCCGCAATCCATTTCTGGATGCGTTCCACCATCTTTTTAATCGGCGGTCCGATATTAGTACCGGGAATCGGCGGCTTGCTCATGTCGGCAAGCGTGCCATCCAAATCAACCCCTATCCAACCCATAAACCCCCTACGTTGCGTAACTCGTGTCGGTGTAGACCTTGTAGCCGTTTCGCTGTTCCACAAAAACGTCGGTCTTCTCAGGTCCCGAAGAACAACCGTCCACGATGAAAACCTGATGCTTACGTCCCATCTCCTGATATTCTTCCTCGGAGATTTCGGCTTCCAACGTACACATGCCCATGCATTCACATTCGAGTTTCATGTTATCACTCCCAGTAGCGTTTGTAATTGGCGTACTCGTTCCCGAAGATTTCTTGCAGCCGCTTGAGATAGGCAGCGGTCTTAATCTTGAACATGTTGTTAATGTGGGTCTCGGTAAGCTTGGCAACGACTCCCTCCCAAACAGGGTACTTTCCCGCCCGGACATCATCAATGAAAGGTTGATTAAGATTCCCCTGATAAATCAGCCGGGCGCAGTAGGGCAGGTCTTGAAAGGTCTGCCAAAACCGGCGAGGGTGCATGATACCCCGTTTGTAGAGGTTCACGTCGAAGAGGCGAAGCTCCTTGGGGTCTTCCAGCACGTGCTTACCGGCAAACGTCTTGGGGCCGAAGAACTCAGTAAAAACGATGATTTCCCGAACCCCCCTTTCAATCTCAAGGCAACGCCGGGCAACCTCATCCCCCATGGTGTTGAGGAAGATAGGAATCGCCTGACCAAAGAGGGGGTCAGTGTGGTCAAAGAGTTGTGTCCGGGTACCGAACTTGTACCAGCCTCGTTTCTTCGACCACTCCCACCGCAGGTTAATGCCGTCGTATTTCTCGAAGGCAAGGCAGGGACTCCCGAGGGGAGCATGGGCTGACCCGGCGATTTCGGGGTAATGCTTCATGACATTATTCCACAGTATTCTGCGTCAGGGTCCTCTTTGCAGTGCTGGCACGGGTCCACATGCAGGCGGCTCAAAACCCGAGCGTAGTACTCAATGTAAGGCTCATCGAACGTAGCGGTCAGAGGCCGACCACACTTTGAACAATACAGGTCGATGTCCAGTTCAACGATTCCGGCACCTTTGATAGTCATACTACCCTCACTTGTTAAAGCCCGGATGCGAGACGCCTTCACTGGACTTCGGCTTAATCTTCATCCCCTTGAGCCGTTCGATGGTTTCGTCAAATGGCCGGTCAAGGCATTGCGTAGCGACCACGAACTCCCGCAGGTGGGCAATGCTGAGGTCGTTGGTTTCCTTCGCCCAACCGGCTATTTGCTCTTTCGTGAATTTCTCTCCGATGGCACGGGTCAGATACATGCGTCGGGCCGATTCATCCGGCATGGGGACCTTTATCACTTCGTCAAAGCGGCTTGGACGGTTGACGATGCGAGGCCCAAGGTTTTCAGGGTAGTTCGTCGTGGCGATATGCACCACGTTGTTTACCTGATGCTCACCGTCCAGAAGGCTGAGCAAATCGTGCTCACCCCGGTGCTCAATCACTTCCTCAATATCTTCCATGATGACGATAAGCGGGCGGTCTGGCTCTATCCGGCGAAGGACCCGCAGAGCGTTGATTGCCATGCCCGGATGCTGGCAGATGATGACAATGCCGCCCCGCTTGATGAGCTTTTCAATAAGCAGAGCGACCGTCGCCGTCTTACCGGACCCGGCGTTGCCCCACAGGAGGATACCCCGCTTGAACAAGATGCCCATAGCGGAGAACTTCGCCTTGGAATCCCAAAAGGTTTCGATGGAGTCGATGACCTGTTGGGTAACCGTCTCCCCAAGGTCGTAAAGGGTATCGGTCATTGGCTTGGACTTGAGGAAATATATCCTCCCGTCGCTGTCCTGAGAGAGATTGTAGACCCCCGGAGGAAGCGTATCAGTGGTCTTGGAGGAAGCGGAAAAGCTACCGTTAGGATGTACTTGCCACTGGCAGACGTTCATGGTGATAACATCATCGGCCTCCTCGCTCCCCGTGGGACCTTGGGCGCTAGTCTTATTTCCACGGGGAACACCTTGGTCTGAATCCCTTGCTGCCTTATCGTTCATCCTACCTTGCAGTTCCGCCCAATCGTCGGATGCTGACATATTCTCTCCCTCACATTTCGGCATTAGTCATCTTCCCGGTTGTAGCGGTCATAGCCGCTGGAGATTTCCCGGACTTCGTCAAGGGTCTGGTGCCGTTTAATGACCCCATCTTCAAATACTGTCTCCAGCTTGTCTTCGTGGCCTGTGGCGAGCTTCATATCGTATTCCTGCTCCACAGTCTCAAACTCGCCGTCCGACAACTCCAAGAGGGAGAACCTGCCACCGATGGATGCCTTGGACGGGTCAGTCTTGACCGTCTTGTGGACATCTTCCCAACGACCGTCCCGGCAGATGGCGGAGCATTTGATGGCGAACCGCATGGTATCACGGTTCTGCTGTTGAAGCAAAGCACCGCCCATGCCGTAGCCCCAGTTGTCCATGGACCACCCGGCCCGTGTCAGGTGACTGTTGATGCGGCAGATGTTCTGGTAGTTGACTCCGTCGCCTTGGATGACCCGGACCTGCTTAGGCAGGACCTTCCAACCCTTGGCGTTTGTCTCGAAGCCAAACTTCTCGGCAATGGCGTTGAACATGTCTTCGATGACGACACAGGGGTCACCGCTATCCGGGCGGAGAACCACCACGCCGTCACGCCGCAGGATTGTTTCCCGCAACTTGCCGCCGAAGATGTTAGCAACGGCGTTGTGGGTGTCGTAGCTGTCTACCACGAGTGCCACGAGGCCAGCCGGGACCTTCTCCAGCATGTTGGCATAAGCTTCCGCCTCGGCATCCTCACCCCACGAGGTAACGGTGGAGTGCTCCATCGCCGGGATGGAGAAACCGGCGCAGGGACAATCGTAGAACTGCTCCAGAAGCGAAAGAGCCGCCATGGTGTCAGTGCCCATGAAATTAACAAGGTGAGCGGCTCCGCCGATGGCGGCGGTCTCCTGAGAGCTAACGCCCCTGTACCCGAAGTCATGCAACTTGAAACCGAGTCCAGCCGGGTCACCGGTACGCACGAGGTCTCTGCCGATGGTCTGCTTGATTTCAAAAGACAGGGTCCCAACCGTGATGGGATACCACACTTGCAGGAGTTGGGTTTCCGCCCAGTTGGTCAGCCACGGAAATTCTTTGTCAGTGTTTTCGATGGTCATCAACACGTTCTTGATGGGGACCACGGTGCCTTCTTTGACCGCCCGGATGCGCAGGGGCAACTTGCCGCCATGCTTTTCCAGCAACCGCATCCAGCCGTTGAAGTTGAATACTTCATCGTTGCCGAAATGCCGGTGACAAATGCGGGCAGCTTCGTGGACATCTTTCTTGGTGAACACCTTGCCCTCGAAGTATGCGGCGAGGATGTATTGTAGCCCGGAGAACAGCGTGTGCTGCCAGAAACCACCCCGGCTCATGAGGTAGCTGTACACATATTCCGCATCCGAAGGATACTGAAACCAGTGCGACAGCTTGTAGCTGTCTGTCCTTAAAATGGGGTTAAGCTTGAGTGCTTTGGGCATGTGTGTTCTCCTTTTTGGTAAGATGTTGTTGCAGCATCTCGAAGAGGGGCTGATGTTCTTTTTCCATATCCTCTACGGAGATTGCATCAAGTGGGAACCACCGTGTTTCAGCAAGGTCATCACTGCCTTTCCCACCCATGGTCATGCTATACGACATGAAGAAAACGGTCTTGAAACCTTCCGAAGGCTCCGACCGCCAGCGCCAGCTATCGACCTTGCGAGAGCCGACATATTCAAGGTCTTGGATGTCCAGACCCGTCTCCTCGAACGCTTCCTTCTTGGCGTCAGCCTCGAAGGTTGGCGTGCTGAATATTGCGTGCCCGCCCGGAAAGCGCCAGAACGTGTCATCGGGCTTCTTGCCAAGAAGAAGAAAAGTCTTATGCTCCCCCTTGTGCAGGATAGCGATGTCCACCACGGTAACGAGCCGGGGCCACAGTTGGTTCATGGCGTAGATGACGCCCGCCCGGAAGTCGGGGCTTTCCATGACGTTATTGGTCAGCTTGGCACGGATATCCGTGCTGGTAAGGGACGCCGGAACCTCGATTTCCAGTTCCTTGACTTTGTGCTTCCCGTGATAGAAGGGAGCAAACGAGTCCCTACTACCGTATAATACCACTTCGTGGGGAACTTCTCCCACGGCTTCGGAGATACGTTCATCCAAACTGTCCGACCACTGCTCGTCAGTCTTGCAGTCCCGCAGGGGCAGCACGGTGAACTCAGGGAACTTCGCCTGAATCATCTTCTTCCGGGTCTCGAAGTCCAACGGGTCATGCCGGGTTGGACCGACCTTGTTGCAGCCAAGGAATACGATGATACGGTTGTGCCGCCCTTTGACGATGCGGAACAACTCCATGTGTCCGTCATGAAGTTCATGGACCTGAAACCTGCCGACAATGACCCCAAAGCTTGGTTTGTTCATGGAGCCTCCTCACAGATTATAGAAATCTTCTTTCAATTGGCGCACAAACTCAGCGATGGCGGGGCGGGTGATTCCACGGGGATTCCACTGCTCCCAACATAGCCCGGCCTCAATCAGGTCATACGTGTGAATAATCTTGGCACCGGGGATGGGCTGACCATCCGGCCCACGCTCACGACCGAGCATCCAGATATGGTCGGAAACCGAGACCGCCGCTGACACGTCATGGGTGACCAGTATGATGGTGTTCAAGTCATCCATGTTTGCCACTTTGAGGATTAGCTGGAGGGCCGTATCCTCGGTGACGATATCCAATCCAGAGAAAGGCTCGTCCATCAAGAGAAAATGGTCACTGCAAAGAATCTGCTGGATGATGGCGCACCGCTGGCGCTGGCCCCCGGATAACTGAGCGGGGTACTTGTGAATGTGGTCTTCCAATCCGAAGAGCGCCATCATAGCCATAATCTTATCGTGAGCTACCTTGGAGTCCTTTTCCTTATGCTTTGCGGCAAGCATGAGATTGGAGAGAACTGTCCGGTGAGCGAATAACGGGCACTCCTGCGCCACGACACCGACTTCCCCGGCATGGACGGGACGGTTAAGGCCGTTCGCTACCACCCGCCCGGAGGTAGGCTTGTCCAAACCAGCAATGATACGGAATAACCGTGTCTTCCCCATGCCACTAGGTCCGAGGATGGTTACCACCTGACCCTGCACCTGTCCGGGACGGACTATCTTTTTGATTTCGGCAGAGACCCCACGTAATATGGGCCTTCCATTTGCCTCGGGGGATTCCAGCAAACTTGCTCCATCGGGCGAGGCATAGAGGCTGACATCCTCTATCTTCATCAGGGTCGCACCGTAGCTGTATGGATAAAGTGAGGCCATGTTACTTCCTTTCCTTAGCCAGCACGGAATAGGGGCACAAGGTGTTTTTGATGAACCCAATCATGTAGTCCTGCCCGAGGCCCAACAGCAGGATGGAAATCTGAATCGCCATCACGGCTGGAAGGTAGAAATGCTTGTTGGCGTTGAGAAGCATGGCTCCGATTCCGCCATCCGAACGAGTCATGCCCTCGAACATGGGGAGCATCATCCACGATATGGCGGCGTTCTGACGCAAGCAGTCGAAGGCTTGGTCAGCTTGCCCCAAGACCACCACTTCCCATATCATGTGCCAGTCGCTCATGCGTAGGGTCCGAGCAAGGTCAAACTGTTGCTTCGGCACGTTCGCTACCACGTCCGCCATGCTAGTGACGAAGAACACGGTCACCGAAAACACGAGAAGGCTCAGCTTAAGCTGATGTTGGTTGGAGGCCAAGACGGTGAAGAAGAAACTCAAGCCAACCATCGACAAAAATCTCAGCTTGCTGATAAACTCCACCATCATACGCCCAAAGGCTGTCACGGTGGTGTAGGCGAGCACCAAGGATATCAGGGAAGCCAATCCGAGCGCTTCCATATTGGAGATAAGACTGCTGACCAGTTCCCCGGCGATGCCCTGATGCCATAGCTCGCCGAATGCCTTGAAGGTTTCGCCCATGGTGGGCAGAAACACCAGCGGGGACGCTAGCCAGAACAGGAAGATGAAGAGGGCACTCAGGAAGAGCATAGTCCTAAGCGCCCCCTTCGAGACATTCCGATTTGGAGAAAACACAGACAAAGAAGTCATGTTAGTTTCCAATCAGGGTGATTTCAACTCGTCTGTTAGAAGCCCGACCGTCAGCCGTGCTGTTCGATGCCACAGGGTTGGCTGACCCATGACCCTCCACCGAAGCGAACCGCTTGCTCGGGAAGGTGCCCGGCGCTGTCCGCTGGAGGAAGGCTCTCACTGCCTGTGCCCGAGCTTCCGACAACGGGATGTTGGTGGTCTGTTCGTTTCCCGTGTTGTCGGTATACCCGTCCACCTTGATGTACAGTCCCGTGATAGCCAAGCTGTCTTTCAAGTCACGAAGCTGCTGCACACCGGCTGGCGTAAGGTCGGCGCTGCCCGTCATGAAGTTGATGGCGTAGCTGCGCTTGGAAACAACCTCAGTTCCGGCTTGCGTGTAAGCGGGAACATCCGCCACTGCCCCAACCTCATTGGTGTTGCTCAACACCGCCTGCGCCCCGGTGACGAAAGACTTATCCTCAACCTCGGCAATCAGAGGAATAGGTGTGGCCTTGACGATATCGGGGTATTGCTGCGCCACGATGTTGGAGAAGATGGTGTACGTGGAGCGGAAGTTGTCATTGGTGCCCGGATTCAACCCGAACAGAATCAGGTTATCCGCCAAATTGCACACCGCCGAGCCGCCCAGTTCGACCGTCAACCCCTGCGGGTCTTTCTGCGTGGTGCCCTTGAAGTACTTGTACCAGTAGGCACCATCTTGGTCGTTGTAGAGCTTGGCGGAGATATCCGACGCCTTATGGAGCGCCTTGTCGTAAGCCTTAATCTGGTCGCCGCCCTCGAACGCCGCAGCCATCAGTCCCTCGAATTCTTGCCGGTTGTCGGAGAAGAACTTTCCGGGGCCGACAATCACGCAAGGCATCTGCGAACGATATTGCTTAGAGCTAACGACCTTAACCAGTCCGCCCTTTTGTGTGACGGCAGTAACGTCGCCCGGTGTCCAAGTGACAATGGCGTTGACGCATACGTGCTTCGTCTCGCCCGTCAAATGACCATCCTTGACCACCTTGCGGTCATCACATTTCCCGGCGACATAGTCGGTAGCAGCCGTGTTATAATCGGGGGCGTTTACCCAGTTGACTGCATCCGGGTCGTAGGTCTTCTCGTCCGGGTTGTTCTTGATGCTGTTGTCGCCTTCCCATTTCAGGGCGATATTCCAGTCACCATCACGTAAAACACCTTCGACCAACAGCCCCTTGGCATTCTGTGGGTCTTGCTTAACGGCAGGGGGTGCCATGAAGGCATCCTCTCCCCGGCTATAGCCGAACGCACCGATAACCTTGAGCTTATATGCGGGTCCGAGCTTCACCAATTGCGGGTTGACAGCGGCAGCGAACTGACCGGCACCATCCCCCATGATATCAACGAAATTCGCACCCTTGGAGCATTGCGTAGCTCCGTCATGCAGTTCAGAGGCACAGGCGATAAGGTCTTCCTGCATCTTGCCCGTGTCGTCCTGCCGGTAGAGCGTCAGGTTCACCCCATGCTTTTCCATCAGCGAACCCTTGGTGGTCTGTGCTCCGCCGTTGGCATAGATGAAGCCCATCTGTGCGTTCCATTCCCAAATTGCTCCACGGATGGAAGTAGCTGCTACTTGGGTTGCACCTTCCGAGGGCAGGGCGGCAGGGGTGACATCGGCAACCTGCGCATCCTTGACATCCGGCAACACAGCCCGTTGTGGGACGAGCGCCTTCATGACGCCCGGAGTGGGAATCAACCCATGCTCTGCGGCGGTTCGTAGCCCGAAGAACACGGCGACTAACGCAATCACAATCAAGAAAATCTTGGCTTGTGGCTTAATTCTGGTCATTTCAGTTTCCTCTTTTCTGTGAGATTTACTTTCCTTCGATTATCTTCTCAAGCAACTGGTCATAGCTCTTCTCTTGCACCGGGACCGCTACCGGCGTCTTGTTAGAGTCGGGAACGATGCTGTCAAGAATACTCACCGGCTGACTGTTACTTGCCGAGAGAAGCTTTTGGTTGAACACGGCGAAGTGTTCCTTTGCAGACTCCGCCTGTGCTCCGTTTTCGATGTCGATGTCCGTCAGCAGCTTATCGCTGTAGCGGCTGAACTCACGGATTTCCCCGATGGTCCGAGAAGCATCCTCAGCCAAGTATTCGATGGCTGCATCCACCAGCTTCAATTGCTCCGGGTTGCCCCGCAGCAAGCGCTGACCGATGCTAAGCGTGCTCTTGGCATCCAAGATGGTGGAGCGCTGGTCCGCCAAGAATTCCACCTGAAATTCCGTGCGCTGGATTTTGCTGTCAGCTATCTGGCTCCAGTGGCGGAACGTCACCAGCATCTTAGCCGTCTCGTCTTTGAGCATCTGTAGCTGCTTAAGCCCGGTATCGAGCAGTCCGGCCTTCTGCAACTCCGTTTGCTGTTTGAGGGTGAGGCGCTCACGCTCCAGAGGGTCTCGCTTCGTGGCAAGCGTTCGCTCGCATTGCTGAGACAGGGAGAGCGACTTCTGAATCAACCCCTGCTTCTCCGTAATCTTGTCTTGGAGTTTGTTGTCACTGCCAGCGAAGCGCTGGATGGTCTGGTCAAGCTGACCCTTTTCGGTTTTCATATCATCCAAGTTATTGCGCAGGATGCCGATTGGGTCAACCGTTGTATAGAGGCTCGCAACTCCCCGGCAAATCGACTGGAAGATGTTCTTTGCCAAGGTCCGCACGGTGCCGTTGGTGACGATGTATCCCATGAGACCAAGCACGCCGAGAAGAGCGGCAAGCTCGATAGTGTTGCCCACGATGAGAATCAGGAATGGCAACACGAGATACATGCCGTACAGACCGCCGACCACTCCCGCAGCCAGCAACAGCATACCGGGTACGCCCTCGGGTTTCTTCCAGAAACTCTTCGGGGTGTAATTCTGAATTGCCATTCCTTGACTAAAGTCGCTCATGTTCGTATTCCTTTCCTGTGAATTTGTGTTACCGCCCTACTTCATCACCGTTTCTAAATCGGACAGTTGTTTGTCAAGTTCCTGTGTCCGACGAACGGAAGCAGCCTCGAACTGGGCCGTCAATGCTGCCACGTGCTGTGTCTCGGTCTCAGCCTCCACCAAGAGATTCGTCCTTTTCTGGTTGAGGTCTTCGATTTCCTTTTGCTTGGCAGCAATCTGTGAGACCAGTTGGTCCGCCGTTTGGCGTGTACCCTGTATAGTACTGGTTTTTCCCTGAATTGCAATGGAAAATTTATCGTGTTCCGCCGCCAAGTTCTGTTTCAGGGTAGCGAACTCCTTCCGCACCATGTCCGGGGTGATATGGTCCAGTTGCGTGGCTTGGGCGAAAGCGATTTTCAACTTCGTAAGGTCGTCCAAAGGCGCTGACTTCATCGCCTCGGTATACTTGTGGATGGTCTGGTGCATCGGTGTTGACTCGAAGTTGGTCTTTTCGAGGAGAACACCATAGATGGCCCCGGCGTCCACGGTTACGGGTGAAGTTGAAGGAACAGCCATTGCCGGGGCCGCAGCGTAAGCTGCTATCGGTGCCGGTGCTGGTGTCGGCGTATGGGTCCCCGTCGTTTTTTCTTCCGGTGACTCTTCCAAAACAACGTCGTGCAAGGCTTTTGTCAAACTCTTGAAGCTCATGTTACATCCCCTTTCGGCTCATAGAAATTATACCAACGATAAACGTCCCAAACAACGCCAGTAGCAGAATCAGAAGGTAGACCCCGTTGGTAAAGTAATCGGGGTACTGCGTCCTGTCTAGCGGTGTCTTGCTCCACGCCCGGAATCGGTTGAACAGTTTCATCACGCATTCCTTGCTTGCACGAAAACGTGCAACTTTTCTGGATTGCACAAAAACGTGCAACTGAGTCTACGCCGCCAATCTTCCATTACCGGAAATCTCGTACTCAATCAACTCCTTCGTGCCATGGGTGGGCAGGAGGGGAAACTCCCCGGCGACATCGGCACGTTCCATGACTAGGTCATAGCTGTCTGCCGTGCCCCAAAACCCCCCCACGCCTTCACCGTACAGGGCATCGAATGCGACCCACTGGCGTGCATTGGGTTTCTCCGACAAGAATATCTCCACCTGATGGGGTTCCATCCCCGTACCGACCCATAACTGCATGGCATCCTCCGTTACTTCTTGCCGAAAACGTCCAGCGGCCCGGCTTGCTTCGTGTCGAAGTCCTGCTGCGTCTTGGCGGACGTGACAATATCGTACTTCGACATGTCGATGTGCGGGTAATGCGCAATCATGTTATAGAAGCGCCCGGACGTGGTCGCCGTGTAAAGGTTCTGATACTCCTGCTTCCGGGATACCAGTTCGACCTGCGACTGATTGAAGTCGGCGTGGAAGATTTCAATCGACTGCTGAATTTCCTTGAACACGCTGGCGTCGATGGTCGGGTTCTGTTCCTTGATGAACTGGAGCAACGCTTGGCTTCCATTCGCCCCGTAGCGGCTGGTCAGAGCGCTGGTGTACAAGTCTTTCAATTGCGCCGTGTATTCCTTGGGCACCTGCGCCTTCTCCACGACGGTTTTCCAGCCGTTGTCATACACGGTCTGGTTCTTGCTGTAGGCAGCGGTGATGCTGTTCTCGAACCGGTTCGCTTCGTTACCGAAGCCGATGTAGCCGAAGAACAAAGACACCCCACCGAAAATCAGCACTGCGACGAAAATGAGCACTCCAATCACTAATCCCTTCATGTGTTTTCTCCTGTTTAGTAATACCGCCGCCGATAGCTATAGTTATCCTCAATATTGCTATAGGCGATGGGCACAACGAAAGCCGCTGCCAGTTCCAAGAAGAGGATGAAGAACATAACCCATCCACTTGGCTGGTGGGAGGCGGCAAGGTACTTCATGTCTTTCATGTGGCGACGGTGGAAATGAGTCGTCACTTCCTTGCGGATGTCTCCCATAATCTCGTCCCGTTTGTCCAGCGTTCCGATGTCTTGAATCTCGTCCCGGAGCAGGACCTTGATGTCCGCAGAGGTACACCAAGATACAATGCGGACCCAATCAATCTTGGGATACTGCGTGGTGCCGATGACCACAATAAGGTCGTTCTTCTTGCCGCCCACCCACTCTTTCTCAAGAGCGTACTCATAGCGGGGGTCGTTGGTATAGGCAAGGATGATGATAATGTTGACCTGCTTAACGGACCCAAGGTCGGCGTTCATCTTGTCCAGCAGCCAACGCCACTCTTTCTCCCCCTTAACTGGCACGCCCCCGGCGAGCAGGAAACGATTGGTGCGGTAGTAGTCGTATACCTCGTCCGGGTACTTGGGAATCAGCCCGGAGAACCCGGTTGGCACGTCATGGTGCATCAGGACGTTATCAGGACTGGCGAGCAGATAATTGGTGAAGGTGTGGGCCTCGGTGGTCGGCTCGCCCACATAGGCAGCAGCCCACCGGGGAGGCATGGTCAACCCCTGCCGGTCAACAGTGTCAATGCTCATTTCCTTGCCCGTGGAGAAATAAAGGTCCCAATCCACGTCGAAGCTATGTTCATAGCAAGTTGAGCAGTGTTCCTCGGAGTGACCATCCTTGTCGGTAGTGGTGTAGCAGTTGCACTTGTAGGAGTGACGGCAGGAGACTTCTTCCCGCTGTTTTTGGGTAATGGAGCCGCTCCAAATCTCAGTGTCGGTCGTGACGCCGTAGAACTCCAGTGCCAGCCCGGCACCCGTGATAATGGCGCATACAACAAGGGTGCAAAGAGCTTCACCGAGACCGTGATTCTCCACGAGAATTCCTTGCTTGTGGAGCAGGTAAGCGGCGAGACAAAAAAGTATGGGTAGAAGCATTAACAGGAAAAAATACATGCGGCCTCCCTATGACCGTTTCTTGCGACGTTCCCGAGCACGTTCCCGCTTGCTGCGCTCTTCGTAAGATTTCTGATTCTCGGCTCCCAACTGCATGGAGGACAGGATGATGTCGCAAATTGCGCTACGAAACTCCCCCTTGCCGATAGCGATGCACGCATGTCCCGTCCAGAATTCAACCAATTCATTGGTGGTCATGTCTTTAAGTTCCTTCATCATTGCCTCCCGCAGAGTACCACTCCTCGAATCCGTCAACTTCCTGTGGGATAAAAGACTTGGGTGGGTCGGGTTTTATGATGACCTTCCCCGTGTCTCTCGCCCAATCCCGGAGGTCTTGAATCGTGAACCACCCGGAGTTGTACTTGCTCTGCTCGAACGGGTTGAGCCAGACAACAAGCTCCCCACTCTTATTATACCTCGGTGAGAGCGCAAAATAGCCTTTTTTCTTTTTGCGCAGCAAATTTTCTACACGGGTCCGCTTGAACTCCCGGCGAACCTTGTTATCCAGACGGTCCGCATCCGCCCACTCCTTCTTTGCCGCCTTGGGCATCCGACTGATAATAATGAAGGCGAGGCTGGAGCCAGTGGCCCACCCGGAGGAGAGCCGGGCAATAGCAATGTCTTTGTGCAGGAAGGCTTCATAGACCTGTTTGAGCCGCAGGATGTCCATCGTGTCGTCAGAGGTAATGCAGAAAGATTCATCACACCATGAGGAATGTATGCCTTTACGGTTGGTCAGCCCGAGAGCTTTCCAATAGTGCTCTGCCGCTGGTACACGGTCATCATACCAGACAGAAAAAGCGTCGGGAAGAAGAATCCCCTGCCGATTACCGCTTTTAACCCACATGAGTCCCTCGGCGACCTTAGTAATCCGGCGTCGGTTCATGCCGAGGAACCGGGTGTCCGATGTAACTCCGAAGCGGTCCAGAATTTTAGCGATGCCCCACTCGTGCTCGGCGCAAAAGTCATAGCCGAGGATGGCACCTTGCACACGTCCCCCACTTACGGGAATGCTGACATCGAATCGTGCGGTGTTCATAACAACTCCCTACTTGGGTGAGAAGTGCCCTCTCCCTCGATTGGGGCGTCTTTGCTGGCGCACCGGGCGCTCAGTGATAAATGCCCAATGTGGGTTGGCTTCCAAAAGTTCGTGGTAAAAATCCCGCATCTCCATGAAGTCACCCTTGGTGTTTCCCGCATGGAAGCCCGGACGCATACGGTCCGAAGCTTGTTTATAAAGTCCCTTTAACCGCTCCCGGCTAACCGGAAGGATTACACGGAAGTACTCCCACGCTCGGGCTTCCGCCCGGCGCTGGTCAAGTTCTTTCATATTAAACTCCTTGCCTCAATGCCGTAGCAGAGGCCAATCTTCCATTGAAATTTGGTGTCTTACCAACCAGCCGTCAGGTTCCTTCCTAATCGGCGGGCATCTGCGAGCAGGTAAGGAAGCATCTCTAAACGCACACGCTCATACCTTGCCTTGCGCTCTTCTTCGGTTTCTTGGGGAGCTATCCCCATTTTCCTCAGAAGCTCAAGGTCTTGCGTGGTCATCTCCATACTTCCCTCCACTTACAGTATACCACGAAGAAGGGGGTTTATGCAGATAAAAGTGCGAGGGCAGCGTAGTACATGAGGACTAGGTGCATGGTGTTGTCCGCCGCCGCATAGACCAATCCGGTGAATGCCCCCCGGAGTGCGTGATAGTTGGCGACCTGTTCAAGCTTGACGGGAATACCTTCCTCACCATGCTCCACAAACTCTTCGATGGACCGCCCCCCTATCAATTTAAGCCACTTATCCGCCAAACCATAACGGTCAATCTCGAAGTGGCTCACAAAAACCCAAAGCGGCCATAGAACGAAACGAATAAAGGGGTCCAACCCAATAAACAGGGGGAACGTGGTCGCCGTAACTGCCAAGGTATAGAGAAGGCAGTGAACGGCGCACTTGAAGTGGCTGGCGCTCTTATTCATCGCCATCCACTTGTTCTGGAGAAGATAATCCCCAATCATATGCCCGATGAGTATCGAAGCAAATGGGTCGGGAGAACGCATAAACTCCCCTATTCGTCAAGCTGCGAAATTTCGCTGGTGGTGCGTAACAGTGCCCGGAGGCCCTTGGCGTGTTTGCAAGGAGTCTTGACGCCGGTCAAGACCAACCCAAACTTGAAGGCGCAGTCCGTGCAGGTGCAGATGATGTTTGCCGAACCGTTGCCCCAACCTGCCTTCCGAGCCTTGACTGCTTGCAAAATGTACCCATCCTCGGGGTCGGTCAACGACGGAGTAACGAACGTCCTGACCGCCACGCCATCGGGAAGCTGAGCGGTGATGCGCTGAGGAGTACCGATTTCCAGATAGTCGCCCGGAATCAGACCGGGATACTGTTTGATAATAGATGCCATACATCCTCCTGCATATTAATACTACTTTCCAGACTTTCTCCGGTTGTGCTCCGCACAAAGCATCTGGCAGTTGTTAGCTACCGTCTTTCCACCTGCGTGCCAAGGGGTGATGTGGTCCCCCTCCATCTCCTCAATTTCCCAGTGCTTCTGCTCTTGTTCATTACACACCTCCGATAGATAATACCACCAAACCTTAAAAATTTTGACTTTTATTTGTATCTATAGAGGGAGACTTCCTTCTAAAGACGGGAGGACATAGAGTATGACCTGCGGGGTGTATTGCATCTTCAATGCCAAGAGTGGAAAATCCTACATTGGGAGCGCCAAGAACATCGAATACCGTTGGCGCAAGCACCGAGAGATGCTGCGCCGTGGCAAGCACCACTCCCTAAAGCTCCAGAACTCATGGAACAAGCACGGGGAGACCCCCTGGCACTGGCTGGTCGTTGAGGAATGCCCGAAGGAGCTTCTGCTAGAACGGGAAGACCACTATATTACCCTGCTTGACGTGTTCAAAGGCGGATATAATATGAGCGGCAAGGCAGGAAAGGTGGAACTATCGGAGGATGGCCGCAAGCGGATAGGAGAAGCCAACAGAAACAGGGTATGCACCCAAGCAACGAGGGACAAGCTCAGTGCTGCTTTATCAGGGAAACCTGCTTGGAACAAAGGTGTCAAGCATACGGATGAAGCTAAGAAAAACATGTCGATAGCCGGTAAGGGGAAGCCCAAGTCCCCCGAGCACCGTGCCAAGCTGGCAGCACATTGTAGGAGGCTGGCGGCACTACGACACAAACTCAAATTACTAAAACAACCATACCAGTGGCCAGAGGAACGCAGGAAAAAGTTGTCCGAGGCTACTAGCCTTCGCAATGCTACCGGATGGCAAAAGGACCCCGAAATCCGTAAAAAGAACTCAGAGGGTCAGCTTGGGCGAAAGCTGTCCGAAGAGACTAAGAAGAAAATTAGCTTGGCAAACATCGGAAGAAAATTACCAGGGCGCACCGAAGAACAGAAAAGGAATTACTCAAAGGCAGCCCTTTATGCTCATGCAAAAAAATGGTTACTAGACGACCCCAATCTCCTTAAGAAAGCGTGACGGGGTCACGGATATAGTATTCGGTCCCCGTGGCTCAAGAGAATGTACACAAATGGCTAAGGAATCTCTAGCCCTCGTGCAGGCGACATACAACAATCTGCGCTCTTCCTCAACCTCACTTTCAGAGCCTTTGCTAAACTTATGAGGAAGTGAGCCCTCCACACAATTCGTAAGAAAAACCTTTTTCCACGCTAATCCCTTGGCGCTGTGAATGGTACTGATGGTTACGGACCCCTCTTCGTCATCTTCTTCGGTGGGGCGCTCCATGGCAAGCTGAAACACAAGGTCTTCGGCGGACAGGCCGGACTCATTCACCAAACCTTCCACCAAGGAAACGAACCGGTCAATGTTCTCACACTTGGTCCGTGCCTTGCTGGCCTCCCGTGCATACTTCTGATTGATGTAGTCCTTGTACCGAAAGAGGTTAATGATTTCCTCGAAAGCGGCCATTGGAGAAGAGAGACGGCTCTTTACTTCTCCCATTGCCCGAGAGAATAGGTCCAGCTTGTCATTGCTGCCGCACGCCGCCAGTAGGTCACCGCCGTGGTCAGCTTCCGCCCGGAGCCGTATCTTCTCGATAGCCACGTCCCCGACTCCCCGTTTAGGGGTGCTGATTGCCCGGCTGAAAGCGGTGTAATCCTTGGGATTGACCGCCAGCCGGAAATAGGAGAGCAGGTCTTTGATTTCCTCGGTTTGAAGTAGACCCCTGCCGCCCCGGACGATATAGGGGATACGCAGGCGAACGAGCGCACCTTCTAGGTCCCGGACCTGTATGGCGCTACGCACGAGGATGGCATTATCCTTGTAGTCAATGTGCTTTCCCTTAACGCCATTGTCGTGTTGAATCTCCCGAGCGATGATATTGGCAATCTCTCCCGGCGTGCTGGAGCGGATAAGCCGGGCGGTGCCGGTCTCTACTTCTTTGTCGCCCTCCATTCCCCGGAACACTTGCATCTTGAGGGGAATAACCTCGGTCATCGTGGCGTTGATGCGGTTGGACAACCGGATGATGGCGGGAAGGCTCCGGTGATTACGGCTGATGCGGTAAAGGTCCGGCACGTGTCCACGCCAACCCTCACTAAACTCCTTGAGCAGTCGTGGCTCCGCCCCCTGAAATGCGTAGATGGACTGGGCAAGGTCGCCGACGCAATACAGGTTAGGGTTATCATCCCCGAGGAGCAGGTTGACGAACCGCCACTGGACAGGACTGGTGTCCTGAGACTCATCCTGTAGAACGTGGTGGAAGCGTTTCTGCACCGCCGTCCGCCATGTTTCCTCGGTCTCGCCCCGGCGCACAACCAAATGAATCATGTCGTCAAAATCCACCATCCGGCACTTTTTCTTCTCTTCCTCGAAGCTGTACCAAATCTTGGTTTCCCAGTCTTCTAGGGCAGAGCATCCGGCGTGGTGTTCGAGAGCCTCCTCATGTACTTCATCAGTGTAGTCGGCAGAGAATCCTATTCCCCGTGCCCGATGGTAGCCGAGCTTCTCAAGAAACCGATAGGGGTTGTGTTCCTCCCCCGGTTCAGGCTTACTCCGTTCGATGAGCTTCTTCACCATTTGAGACTGGTCGTAATCATCCATTGGTGTAACCCTGCCCTCGAACCCAAATCCCTCGGGGTCTTTACGAATGGCGTTCAAGGCGAGACTATGGATGGTGCTGATGTGCGGTCTCTCGGTGGTAAGGTTATCGTCAGAGCCACAAACACGTCTCTCCAGTTCGGATGCCGCCTTCGAGGTAAAGGTTATGGCCGCAATCCGAAAAGGAGGCACCCCTTGAGTCATCAACCATCGCACTCTCTCTGTCAAGGTAGCGGTCTTACCAGAACCGGCACCAGCTATCAAACAAGCGGGACGCCCTATTGGATGAGCCACGGCTCTGATTTGCTCGTCAGTAAGTTGCACGGAACCTCACTTTGTTCGTAAACGTGACCTAAATGACTACCGAAATTATACTTAGGAGGAGCCTATGAGTAAAATGTGCGGCGTCTATTCAATCACTAATACTGAAAATGGAAAAAAGTACATCGGGTCAAGCGTCAACATCTACCATCGGTGGAGACTGCACCGCTGGAGGCTTGATAGGGGGGAACACCATTCCCCTCACCTTCAAAGTAGTTGGAAAAAACGAGGACCGAAAGCATTCAAGTTTGAGGTCCTGCTTGAATGCGACCGAGATTCACTTATAAAATACGAACAGGAATTCATAGACCGTTTTAATACCACCCAAAACGGGTACAACATCTGTCCTGTAGCGGGCAATTGTCTTGGGTTATCCCCATCTCCTGAGACCCGTGCCAAATTAGCAAAAGCTTGGAAAGGAAGGAAACATACCAAGGCCAGCAGGCGGTTGATGTCCTTGGCTACAAGAGGTGTGCCCAAATCTTATGCTCACAAGGCGGCGTTACGGGGACCCCGTGGTAAGCTGGAAAATATCCGTTTATCTAAACTGGGGGATAAGAATCCCAATTTTGGCAAGCCCCGTTCAGAGGAGACAAAACGAAAGATAGCTGAGGCACAAAGAGGTATTCCACGGAAGGGAAATTGTCTTCGATGGAACATCAACCGTGGGAAGTCCTGCACCTGTGGAAAGCATCTTTAGCTAGACATATTACGTTCACCAAAAAATATACCCTTGGGGTTACCGGTTTCTAATCTTGTCATTTCCTCTACGATTTTACTACTTACACTTTCAGATAATTGATTTGTAGATAAAGCATCCCGAAGAGCAAACCACGCTTGTCCTACCGGGGTTTTATCCCACAACCATTGACGATACGCTTCTACAGTTTTATGCCCTTTTCTACAGTTACAGGTTTTACAACAGGCTACCAAATTAGATAGTTGGTTTCCTCCTTCGGGGTTTTGATGGTCTCTAGTATAGTTATGACTCAAACTATTTGGGTCACAGATTAAGACTACGCCACAATACCAGCAACGTTCTTTACTCAATTGTAACGTTTCCAAGGACGAGGGGAACCTCATATTAAATCTTCTTGGAATATCCCTCTGTTTCCGATACTCATCGCAATAAGCGTCGTAGTTGGACATGTGCCCTCCTGCTACTTTACGTTACCTCTTGGTCCACGCCACTCAACATCCGTGTAGGTGGTTGCCTTGGCTTTTTCAACTGCCCGGTCAAGATTCCTTCGTTCTCGTTCTTTATCTTGTACCCGCCAGCGCCAACGAACCAAGTGTTTGATGACGACGATAATGAAACAACCCCCTGCGATATAAAAACACAGGGTCGTGATGGAGTTCAGGTCAATCATGCATCTCCTAATGCCACTTGGAATGCCAACGACGTTTGATGGGTGGCTTCTGCCCAAGGTGCTTGCAGCGTTCCACACTTTCAAGAAACAGCCGCCACAGTTCCTTTTTCCGGCGCTTCGACAGCAGGTACTTTGCCATTCCCATTCTCCCAAGAGTTATAATACCCACGCATGGGGTGAGGTTGCTCCAACGTCCGGCATATCCAGTCCCAAGTCCTATCCTGTTGTTCCTCAATCCATACCCTCAAGTCGTTGGGAAGCTTGCCTCCCTTACCGTAGAGCCTTGCATACTCCTTGATGCCCCCGGACAGTCTTGACAGAAACAGGAACATCCACCATGGTATGATAACAAATGCCATCTTGTCGGCCAGTGCCAAAGCAGATATGGGGTGGTCTTCTCTCTTAGCATAGTAGCGGGAGTGATAGAGGCAGAATTCATACCAGAGGGGTGGTGGAACGAAACAATAGTCAGACCTTGCCTTCTTGTCGAAAAGCCAGTGGATTACCTGAGCCCCGAGTTCCGGGTGAGTCCTGCCCATCTCCCCATCAATGTCGTCCTTGCCCCAGTAGCCGATATCATGCAGGAAGAAGCAAGCCCACAGGCGTAGGTCCTTGGGAAACCCGAAGAGCTTCCACCACGCCCGAGCCACAAACAGGGAGTGAAGAATAACCTGGTGCTCTCCGAACAACAGGTTTTTAGTGCCTTTTCTCATAGGCTTTCCCACACCGGAACGATATACCCGTCGTTAATTTCCCGTGCTCGGGATAAATCAAGAGGGGCAGTCGGGTTGGGGTTCTCCGGGTCGTAATGCCGGGGAGCGAATCCTCCGTTGCGGTCAAAGGACTGTAAAGCCGCAACAAGCAAAGTGGCCGCTTTGAGGACACCCTTACGTTGCTCTCCCGGTGTGGCCTTTATAGCCGCCGCCCCGCCAAGGTAGATATTGGTAAAGGTAACCCAGTCATTCAGGGTGTTCTTGTTATCGAAGACGGTACCCCATGTATTTTCTTCGTACACCCGTTCCTTAATCATGTCGGTGAGAATTCCGGCGAGAGCGGCGGTGGTCCCGCTGCTGGCATCAATATGAACTGTCAACTCCATAGACTCCTCCTACTGGATAATACTACTTCGCAGGAGAATCGAAGGCATCCGGGGCGAGAAATATCCGTTTGCCTATGGCAGTGAAGTAGGAATCGGGGTGGAGCTTTCGGTCCCGAAAGGTCTGCCAAGCATAGCCGGTGTGACCGTTGATGGTCACTCCGCCATAGTAGGCGGTGGTCCACTGGATACCGGCATCGGGGAATTTCATCATGACGTAGTATATGCCGCTGTTACGAGCCGGTTCCTTGGTAGCACCGCTGGTCTCGAAGAACGCTTCGGCCTCGGTGTCCTTGCACCACTGCCAATACCGCTTGAACGGGTTCATGATTTTCCCTCTTTCCTGAACGTGAAGGTTGGCTCATAAGTCTCATTGTAGCCGGGTTTGTCGTACTCCACTTGCCAGCCCACCGCCCGGTAGATTTCCTCTACATCCAGCCAGTGGTTATCGTAGATGTTCCTGTCATAGATGCAGGCCCCGGCTTCCTCTGCTTTCTTGAGAATGAGGGGAACAACACTCCGCTGACCAACCACGGAATAAGTTCCGTTCCAGTTTTTGGCGATGAGTTCATTGAACGCCGCAATGACGTAATCAGGAGTGATTTCCTGTTTCTTTCCAACAACTTCATGTGGTTTAATGGGCGATAGCATTATTCCTCCAGTATCCTCGGAAATCCCATAATCCTCGGCGCTGCACTTCCCGCATGGCTTTACGGGTAGCCTCTGCTTCGGAGCGTCCCTTTCTCGTAACACGAACGCCGCTATATCCCCCGGAGTTACGGAGGTCCGGGTGGGGCATGATGGTGATTTCCGCATCCCAACGCCACGCCCAGTTTCCCCATGGACCCCAATGCCGTATTTCAAGTGCAAGGGTCCGCTCGCCATCCCGAAGGTGGACCGTATGGACAGGAGTCCACGCAAACTTTTGTACTACTTTCGCCTTATTTCCCATGCTTTCACCATCGGCACAATCACGTCATCGCCGCAGGTCGGACACCCTATGGTTGCGTAATCCGGCTCCCGCTGACCGTCCCCCTCATGAATCTTAACGTCGGAGGGCAGGTAACTCAAGAGCGACGTGCATTCCTTACACTCGACTTCCTTTGGTTCCGACTTAGGCGGAGCCTTAAGCACCCTGATTGCCATTTCTTTGCTCCTTTATTGCGGCCTCGTATTGCTTACGGAGGGCGGTGTCGGCCTTCTGCCGGGCCTCCTCCGCCAGAGTTTCCTCGTAGAGCGCCTTCGCCTTAGCGATGTGCTCCTCGGTCTGTGGCACCCCGGCAGCGTTGACGCTGAGGAACAGCCACAGGATATCCGCCTTGCTGACCTTGGTGGAATCCAGCATCACGTACTGCACATTGGTATCCTCGAACGCATGAACGTCAGCGTTGGAAAGCTGGTAGAAGGTCTTGCCCTTGTAGGGAAAGCGCCCCTCGATATATTCCCGGATGGCAGCGATACGCTGCTTGCCGTCCACGATTTCCAGCCGGTATTCGGGATAGGGATACTCCACAAAGACGAACTTGCCGATGTCAGTCCGATTGAAGATGGAGTCGATGAGCCGCTGCTTATCTTCAAGGTTCCACACGTATCCCCGCTGGTACTCCGGGTTGTCGATGTATCCCCGGCGATAGCCGGTCAATATCATGCCATCCATGCCGGTGGTGACGTATTGGGCGTGGATGCGGGGGCGGGCAAAGTTGGTGTTCTCTTGCAGGCACTTGGGAGCAATCTGGTTCCACCAGACGATACGGGGTTTCCGACCGCAGTCAACCTCATTCCCATAGACGTGTTGAACGTCATGGTAGGAGATATGGTAGCTCATTCCGTTGTCAAAAATTTCTTCTATCCGGGCGTCCTTTAGACCACCGAGAATGACTTCCTCTCCCACCTTGTAGAGATAGGTGGGGTTCGGCGGCACAACCCAATCCTCTCCCTGAGAGTGCCAGTTGCGCTTTTCCCACTCCAGCCACTCGGCGTAAGTCTCGGGCTGTTTCTCTTTGGGCTGTCTCTTAGCCACGTTATTCCTTTCATCAAAACCCCCCAATTTTCGGGGTTTGTGCGAACAGAATATCAACTACAAAACCCTTTAACTATAGGGGGTTTTGCATGAGCCGAAAACACTATCTTGAACACCGTCAAGAATATATCGACAGGGCGCTCGCTTGGAAAAAAGCCAACCCGGACAAAATCAGAAAAAGCAAGCGTAAAGCTAGGGGCATGATAGACCCCCCCGGTGAACGAAGAACCGGACCCTGTGAAATCTGCGGTAAAGTGAAGAAACTATACGTTGACCACAGTCACCTTACCGGAAAATTTCGTGGCTGGTTATGCCACAGATGCAATCAAGCTCTCGGGTGGTGGGAGGCCATCGTCACCGAGGGTCTTGACAAAAAATTCCAAGCCTACCTCATCCGGCCTTGTAGACCAGATGGATGCTGACCTCAATGGTCGCTCCCCGGTACTGGACAAAGAGAGAAGTGGGGTCGGGGTTCCGGCGCTGCAACTCGGCGCAATCATCCGTATACTGCACCATCCCAATGTTGCTGTGATGGAGGATGTCTCCCACTTTAAGCTCTTCAACCTTAACGGGTTGTCTCATTTTGCCCTCGAAACGAAAGTTAGCCGGTCAGCGGCAATCCACAGGACTTCGTCCGTGGTCAGGTCCCCATACCAGAAAATCCTTAAACCGTCGCCGTCCGCATTCCAGCCCTTGACCAAACCAATGGTGCCATCAGGACGGGAAACTTTGTCACCCCTGCTGAGCAACTTCATTAGTTCAATGGTCATAGTTCTCTCCCACTATCAGTATACCACGGAGAAATGAATTTTGAGGGATTTTTTACTTCTTGATACGGCGGAGGATGCCCCACACAGCGAGGGCGATAAAACCTCCGGGGATGATGCAGGCGGCACATACGATGAGGGTTTTTTTCATAAACGTAGAAGAGGGTCGGAGTCGGGGGTTTCAGTCGTTGACCGGCTGCGCCCCCGATGCTCCGCCCTCTTCACTTCGCCGGAAACCGCCAAACCTGCTTTGGTGAAGCCCTTTCGGGCCTCTGCATGTTAGAAGGAAGGGTCAGCATACCCGGCTAATTCAAAGAGCATAACCACAATCAGGACTGGA